CTATCTGGATTTGCTGATAAAATATTAGGCAAAATGGAAAAATGGTGGAACAAACAAGTCAATGCACACGAGATGGCTTGGGCTGAAGTTGAAAAAATATTGAAACCATATGCAGAAGAATTAAGAGATTTAATCAAAGATCCAAACGACTTTGGTATGTTAATGCTTTTGATAAAACATAACCAAGGTAAGAAACCATTACTAGATAAATTGTTTGCAAAAATTAGACAGTTTGGTATTAAGGCTGTTTATAAAATGCAAGGACTTGAAGATAAATTTGCAACTGAAGATATAGAAGAAGGTGCGTTAAGTATTCCAGCATCTAAACTACCATCATTTGTTTCAGATATGGTTAAAAATCTTGATCCTAATAGAACAAAAGACTTAATGGATATTGCACGTAAACTAGGTAAAGAAGTTTATGTTAAGAAGGATCGTATTGTAATACAAGACCCTGACTTTGATCCACACAAAAAAGACGAAGGTGAATTAATTCCTAATCCTAAAAATACTTCTTTAGTTAAATCAGATTCAGACTATGACTTTATGAAACTTGGTACTAATATAGCCAATGTCAAAGATGTTGATCCTGAAGATGTAAATCCTAACGATCCTGATATTATGCTTCAATTTTGGGGTGGCGAAAAAGAAAAGAAATACATGATGAAACAATTAAAGCGTCTTGGATATGATATACAAGATGCTGATAAGCCAGGTGATGATGCACAGTATGACGAGCGTGAACTTACTAAAGGCGAAGAAAAAGACAAAGAGCGTATTGTTAAAGGAATGAAAAAAGGTTCAGCAGACTTTAAAAAGCGTTATGGAGATAACTGGAAAGCAGTTATGTATGCAACTGCAACTAAGTTGGCTAAAGAAGGTTATGATCTAACTGAAACTGGATATGAAGATCCTTCATACTTTTATATAACAAACGGCATGGCTCCACCGCAAGTACGTGAAGAAGATTTACAAGAGTTTACTAATGAAGAAGTATATATGGATATTTCATTAATAAAACCTGTACAACGTAATAGATCCTGGGATAAACTACACAAGCAAATGACTCGTGTAAAAGAAGGCAACTATGCTCCTATAGTAATTGATAATACAGGATATATTGTTAATGGTCATCACAGATATGATGCACTTAGATTTATGGGCGAAACAGACGCTAAAGTTAGAATAATGAAAGGGTCATTGCGTGAAATAATTAGTTTAATGCAAGATAAATAATACTATGCTAATAAGAGAAATATTTAATAGAAAAGTAGACGAAACAGCAACAGCGGGTGCTACAAGTGCCGGTGCTATTGCTACAGTAGTTAATCCAGCACAAGCATATGGACAGCGTCCTAAGGATTCAAAAGGACTGCCTAAGGCTCCGCAAAAGAAAAATCCAGATGGAACTGCTAAAAACGCCCTCGACATTGATAACAATTTGATGGGTGGCAAAACAGTTAAAAGATAAATACTAGTATGAAACAGGACAAACTAATGATTGAAGCAGAAAAATTACTTAACGAAGGCTTAGCCGACATGGCTGATATGGCCGAACGTGATCATGAAGTACAAATGGCACGTGCAGATTTATACAAGTTAGCAAAGTATTCAATCAAGTTACACGAAATGCTTAAAAGCGTATCTGAGCAAGAAGGCTTAGAAGGGTGGGTACAGGCTAAGATTACTAAAGCCGCTGACTATTTAGGTTCTGTTTATCATCATATGGATTATCAAACAAAATTCGACGAAGTTGCTACTGAAGGCAAGTACAAAAACGATGCACAACGCAAAGCAGTACACGCCGCTAAAGCAGAAAAGAACGAAAACAAAGATTCTTACATTTCAAAACTAGAACAAAGACTATCAGAATCACTAGGAGAGTAATATGAAACTTTCGGACATCACAGAAGAGTTCGAAGGCTTAAATGAAGCACCTCCAGGCGGATTCAATCCTAAAGCATCATTAGACAGAGCAGATAACAAACTACGTACAGGTGCAGTAGGTAACTGGCTTAGTAAATTAAATAAAGCAGTTAATAAGAAATACGCATCAAATTATCAAATCGATCCTAATGTTCCAGATGGTGGTATTGATCACGGTAAAGATATAGATGCTTATGTTAAAGGCAAAGACTTTGACAAACCTGCTAAAGAGAAACCTGCACCAAAAGCAGAACCTGCTCCTGCTCCTGCTCCAACAAAACCACAACCAATTAAAGATGTCGGTAAACTAAAACCCGGTAGTGCATTTAACGATGGCAATACTACTTGGCAATGGGACGGAACACAATGGAGTGATGGTAAGAATACACAAGATCCACAAACAGGTTTAAAACAATTTAATAAAGCACTGGCAAAAGGTCAAGCAATGGTTAAAGAAAAGGAAACTAATCCTTACTTTAATCCTTCTATTAGCGAAGCACCTCCGGGTGTAGGAATGTTAAAAAAAGCGGCTGGTAAAGTAGCACAAAAAGGTGCTAATATGGCTGTAGGTGCAGTAGCAAAAGCGGCTGGTGCGACACCTGATGAAGTTAAAGCGGCGGCACAACAACAAGGCGGACTTGCAGGTAAAGTTGCTGGAATGGCCGGTGGTGCAGATACGCAAAAGGTTGCACAAAAAGCAACAGCACTTAAAGGTGTTACAGGATCAACAGCAAGTGGTGCTCAAGTTGCTAAAGGACTAGATAAAGTTGCACAAGGCCAAACTGTTCCACCAAATGTGCTTAAAGCAATTTCACCGTATGCTCAAAGCATTATGACTATAATGCAAGATCCACAACTTATGGGCAAGTTTAAACAATTAATGAAACAAGCAAATAAGGGTGGGCAACAATGAGAATAGCAGATCTTATTAGAGGCTTTTTAGATATTATCGATGCTGAACAACCTAAAATAGATATTACTATTAACAAAACAGATGATGACCGACGTTTTGATCAAGTAAAGGATTTAATTCCCGACGATGATTGCGGATGTGGATCTGTTGCAAATGCACCAAAAGAACAGTATGCTGACATTGAAGCAGTTACTACTGACGCTGGTGGCGGTATGCACTCTCCAAAAGAACCAGAAGATATTCGCGGTGAACATGGCTCACTGTTTCGTGACTATCTAGCAAAAGTTCAAAGCAAAAATAACTAAATAACTCTAGTATTAACCTAGGAGAACATATGGCCTTTTTAGTTCATAACCTACCACCTATCGAAGTTTTTGTAAAGAAGGAATTCTTATATGACCATCAAAAAGGTCACGGAGAAGTTACTCCTGGGTTATGGATTAGTGTTAAAAGTATAGAAGGTAGAGCATTATATTTTGAAACACTACTAACAGAGTACGGTGCATTATACGATAAATTACCTCTTAGTGCGTTTGTTTGGAAAGAAGATTACTTACATAGCGAACAACTTCCTTTAGATACACTACAGATTTGGGATTGCTTTGATTACGATATTACAGTAATTAAAAAGCCTATGCTAAGTGATTGTGAATTTTTTGGCAAAGATCGTAAAATGCATAAAGGTGAATATCTTTTTACTATTGATAATTGTCATAGAGATAAAACTGCTCTTAATCAAAACTTTGCAGAACACGATCCAGAACACAAATCATTTAATGTAATTAAATTAGACAACGGACAATTTGCCGCACAACCAAATAACAGAGTAGTGTTTACAGATCAAAGTCTTGTTCCAACTGATCGTAAAACACCAGACTTCAAAGTATGCACCCAAAACTACACAGTTGAAAATACTCCTAAGTGGAGTGTAGGACACACAGACGAGTGGCACTACAAGGACCGCAACGAAACCTTAGACACCTAGCATATCATAAATATTTGCATGGTACCACATATTCAAACTTTTGAGTTTAAAGAACGAGCGAATATTTTTACTGGTATGTTCCACGAAAAGGAATCTATCAAAGCAGACCTTATTTCTTGTATTAAGGAACAAGGTGATCAACAATACCATAAAACAAATGTCAAAGCGGATATGACACGTTGGACTATGTATGACAATCCGCATTTCAAAAAAATTATTGACTTTGCTATAGAACTTTTGGAAGAAGGATTAGATCCAGTACCACAAGGAAATTTTTATGCAACAGATTGCTGGGGTGCAATTTATAAAAGAGGAGGTGAAACCCTACCACACGCCCATCATCCAGCACTTTGGAGTTTTTGTTATTATGTTGATGCTTCGGAAGAATGTGCTCCTTTAGTATTTCCAACTGCTGAAAGAGCCATTCAACCCGAACCAGGTCTTATTGTTATTTTTCCTGGTTGGGTAACACACATGGTACCAATTCAAGAAACAGATTTTGAACGAGTTATTGTTAGTGGCAATTTGACTATGGAAAGACCACAAGCGACTTGACATTAAGAACAAACGAATATATAATACACATTATAACATAGGAGAAACAAATGAGTGACCGAACTTACGGCGCAGACGAAAAAGCCAAACTAGAAAGATTGGTTAACGAAGGCGTAACAGTACTTCAAGAAATTTCAGACTTACAAGAAGGTTTGAAAGATACTGTTAAAGCAGTTGCAGAAGAACTAAACATTAAACCATCACTAATTAACAAAGCAATTAAGATTGCACAAAAAGGTGAATGGGGTAAAGTTGCTGATGATTTTGACGACCTAGAAACATTGATTGTTACTGTAGGACGTGATAAACTATAATGAATAAAATTATCAACTTCTGGAAAGAAGCAAAAAAACAAGACCCTTTAGCATTTTGGTTAGAAATGATAGGTACCTTAGTTACTATAGGTGCAAGTATGACTCTAGCCATTAATGCCGCTGACCCGGATATGCGTATTGTTTATCCAGGATTTATGCTAGGTTCAGCACTAGCAATTTTTACATATACAAGACGAAAACTTGCATGGCCATTAGTAATGGTTTACTACTTTCTTAGTGTAAACATTTTTGGATTTGGCGTAGCAATGGGATGGTGGTAAAATAGATGAAATATATGGTTGACATTGACAACACAATCTGCTATACTAACGATAGTAATTATGAAAAAAGTGAACCCGATTTAGATAGAATCGCTCACTTTAATAAGTTGTTTGATGAAGGCCATGACATTCATTATTGGACTGCACGAGGTGCAGTATCAGGCAAAGATTGGCAAGACTTTACAATGAAACAACTTAAAGGCTGGGGAGTTAAATTTACTAGTGTAAGATTTGGCAAACCACATTATGATATTTGGATAGATGATAAGGCAATAAATGATAAAGAATACTTTAAACAACAAGGAAGTACAGACTAAACCCTACCAACCGTTAGCATGGGTGGCAACTGCTGTCTTGCTATTAGCGGCAACTACGTTATCTGCTTTAGATAATCAAGTTTATGCTACATACGGATTTGGTATTGCATCTACTATTTGGACAGTAGTTGGAATACTTTGGAAAGAGAAGTCATTAATAGTTTTAAACGGCGTACTAACAATTATATACTTAGTAGGCATTTTTAAACATTTGTATGGTGTTATCGGCCAGTAAACGATTAGTTGGTATTTGTCAGCCTGAAGTGACAAACAGGAGAAAAAATGAGTTATGTAGATGCAATCTTTGATCGCGACCAAGATATTATTCGTGTAGTAGAACGAAAAGACGGTAAGCGACACCTTACAGAATATCCAATTAAATATACATTCTATTATAAAGACCAAAGAGGAAAGTATAAAAGTATCTTTGGCGATCCGTTATCACGTATTGTAGCAAAAAATACAAAGCAATTTAGAAAAGAACTTGCTATTAATCAAAACAAAGAACTGTTTGAAAGTGATATTAATCCTATATTCCAATGTTTAAGTGAAAATTATTTAAACGTTGATGCTCCAAAACTAAATGTTTGCTTCTTTGACATTGAGACTGACTTTGATCCAGAACGTGGATTCGCAGATCCAAGCGATCCATTTATGCCAATTACTGCAATTACAGTACACTTACAATGGCTAGATAGTCTTGTTACATTTGCAATGCCGCCTAAAGGTTTGACAATGGAACAAGCAAAAGAAGAAGTAAAAGAATTTCCAAACACATACTTGTATGATAACGAAGGCGATATGCTTGAAGCATTCTTAGATATTATTCAAGATGCAGATATACTAAGTGGTTGGAACAGTGAAGGTTATGATATTCCTTACACAGTTAATCGTGTTGCTCGTGTACTAAGCAAAGATGATACAAGACGTTTTTGTTTATGGAAACAACTTCCTAAAAAACGTGAGTATGAAAAGTTTGGTAAAACAGCACAAACCTATGACCTAGTAGGCAGAGTGCATTTAGATAGTTTGGAATTATATCGTAAATACACATATGAAGAAAGACATACTTACAGACTTGATGCCATTGGTGAAATGGAAGTCGGCGAAAACAAAACTGTTTACGAAGGTACGCTCGATCAACTTTATAACAATGATTTCAGAAAGTTCATCGAATACAACCGACAAGACGTTGCACTACTGGACAAGTTGGACCAAAAACTAAAGTTCATTGACCTATCAAATGAACTAGCACACGCAAATACGGTTTTGCTACAGACCACAATGGGTGCGGTAGCAGTTACAGAACAAGCAATTATTAACGAAGCACATCACAGAGGACTACAAGTTCCTAACAGGACAAAACGTGAACCAGGTAGTGATCCTGCGGCAGGTGCTTATGTTGCATTTCCTAAAAAAGGTGTACACAAGTGGATTGGTTCGATGGACTTGAATTCACTATATCCATCTGTGATTCGTGCATTGAATATGGATCCAGCAACTATCGTTGGACAACTACGTCCTGATCACACACAAGCATACTTAGAAGAAGCAATGACATTGCAAAAGAAATCATTTGCAGGTGCTTGGGAAGGTAAGTTTGGAACATTAGAATATGATGCAGTTATGGAAAAGAGAAAAGACTTTGACATTACTGTAGACTGGGAAGGTAAAGAACCTGAAGTATATAGTGCGGCAGAAGTTCATAAAATTATCTTTGATAGCAATAACCCTTGGATGCTTACAGCAAACGGAACAATACTTACAACCGAGTTTGATGGTGTTATTCCAGGACTACTAAAACGTTGGTATGCTGAACGTAAAGAACTCCAAGCAATGAAGAAGAAGGCAATTGATGCAGGAAACAAAATTGAAATTGCATTTTGGGACAAAAGGCAACTTGTTAAAAAGATTAATCTTAACTCTCTTTACGGGGCCATTCTTAATCCTGGTTGCAGATTTTTTGACCCGAGGATAGGACAATCAACTACACTAACAGGTAGACAAATTGCAAAACATATGGCCGCTGAAGTAAACAAAGTTATTACAGGTACATATGATCACGTAGGCGAAAGTGTTATCTATGGTGATACTGACTCTGTGTACTTTAGTGCATATCCAGTTCTTAAGAAAGAAATTGAAGAAGGTCAAATACCGTGGACTAAAGAAAGTGTAATTAAACTTTATGACCAAGTATGCGATGAAGCAAACAGTTCTTTTGAAGCCTTTATGGCAAAGGCATTTCACTGTCCAAAGAGTCGTTCAGATGTTATTGCGGCAGGTAGAGAAATTGTTGCTGAAACAGGATTATACATTACAAAGAAACGTTATGCGGCACTTGTATATGATGAAGAAGGTGAACGTAAAGATGTTGATGGCAAGCCAGGTAAAGTAAAAGCAATGGGTCTTGATCTTAAACGTTCAGATACTCCTGTGTTTATGCAGGAATTTTTAAGTGAACTATTACTTATGGTTTTAAAAGAAGCATCTGAAAAAGAAGTATTAGATCGTATTACAGAATTTAGAACTGAATTTAAAATACGTCCTGGCTTTGAAAAAGGTTCGCCTAAACGTGCAAACAAGATTGGTGAATACTTACGAAAAGAACAACGTGATGGCAAAACAAATATGCCTGGTCACGTTCGAGCAAGTATCAATTGGAATACACTGAAGAAAATGAACGGTGACAAATACTCGCAAGAAATTGTAGATGGTATGAAAGTTATTGTTTGTAAACTAAAACAGAATCCATTAGGGTATACAAGTGTTGCATATCCTACAGATGAACTACGTTTGCCGGACTGGTTTAAAGAACTTCCATTTGATGACGATGCTATGGAAGGTACTATTATTGATAATAAACTAGATAACCTTATCGGTGTGTTGGATTATGATCTAAGTAGTACACAACAGAAAAATACGTTTAACAATTTATTTGACTTTGGAGAATAAATGGCTACTCACGGAATGATAGACTTAGAAACACTTGGTGTAGAACCAGATAGTGTAGTTATTACACTTGGTGCTATTAAGTTTGATCCATACTCTGATACAGAGCCACATGATGGATTATATCTACGTTGTGATATCGAAGAGCAATCAGAAAAGTATAATCGTTCAATTGATGATAATACTCTTGCTTGGTGGGGTAGACAAGAACAAAATATTCAAGACGAAGCATTTGGTGATCATGAGAATAGAGTAAACATGGATACACTTACAAAAGCAATTAATAAATGGTGTGTTGGACTTGACCAACTTTGGTGTCAAGGTCCGTTGTTTGACTACGCTATTCTACAAAATTTATACAAACAAGTAGGAAAACCTTGCCCATGGAACTATTGGCAAATTAGAGACAGCAGAACTCTATTTAGTATGATGCCAAGTGATCCACGTAAGGCAATACAAGAAGAGGCTCACAACGCACTAGCAGATTGTTATTATCAAGCAAAGTGTGTCCAATCAACCTTTAAACATTTTGGAGTGAAAAAATGAAATTCGGTAACTGGGATATAGGCGGTGAAGTTGTTAAACAAGATGACCGCTATACTGTAAAAGATAATAAAGGATTAAAAAATCTTATTGTAAGTAGTACTAGATTAAGACCTAATAAAAGTACAACAGGACATAAACACGAAGGTCAAGAAGAAGTTTACTTGTTTATCGAAGGTACAGGTAATATGCAACTTGATGATGAAACGTTTAGTGTTTATCCAGGCGATACAGTACTAATTCAAGACGGAGTATTTCATCGTGTACACGCAGGTGATGAAGAATTATACTTTGTTTGTGTGTTTGATGGAAAGAGATACGATGCGTGATGATCTAATGGTTCAACAGCAAGTCGACAATGTATGGCAACATATGGTTGGCGTTATATGTCTTAATCAGGTAAACAGGCGTCAAACTAAACCTGTACTTACAGAGTTCTTTAGACGTTGGCCTACACATAGTAGTTTGCTATATGCTACTAAAAAAGAAATTGAAGATGTGCTAAAGCCGTTAGGTATGCAACGTGTTCGAGCAGAAAGACTGTATCGAATGAGCGAACAATTTGAAGATTGGGATGGAGAAGATGCTACACAATTATACGGTATTGGTAAGTACGGTTCTGACAGTTATAGACTTTTTTATAAAAATGAAATACCTACAGATGTGCAAGACAAAGAATTAAAAAGATACATTGCTGAGGAATTAGTATGAAAATTTTACTAACAGGACATAAAGGTTTAGTAGGTCAAGAACTATATGCAGAGTTAGTAAAAGAACATTTTGTAATTGGTATTGATAGACTAGAAGGTAATGATATACTTGATCTAGAAATAAACTTTGATGTTGATTTAGTAATTCATCTTGCCGGAGAATCAGGACTACGAAGAAGCATTGATAATCCAAAACTGTTTTGGGAAAATAATGTTATAGCATCTAAAAAGATTTTTCAAAGTTTTCCAAACACAAGAATTTTGTATGCTAGTTCTAGCACAGCCAAAGAACCTTTTTTAAATCCTTATGCGATGACTAAAAAGGTTATGGAAGAAATTGCGCCAGATAACAGTTTAGGTATGCGATTTACAACTATATATAATAACAAGCAGACAAGGCCCAATATGTTTATACCTCGATTACTAAGAAACGATGTCCCCTACGTTACCAACCATAAAAGAGATTTTATTCACGTCAGTGATATTGTAAACGCAATTCTACTATTAATCAAAACAGATACCAAAGGAATAATTGATATTGGTACAGGAACGTCTGTAGCACTTACAGATTTAACTAAATTGGCAAACATTGATCCTGAACAAACAACTAAGGACAATGAACGTATGGACAATACAGCCGATATAACTGTCTTAAAGAATTTAGGGTGGAAGCCGAAAGTTAATATTTTTGACTTTATTGAGACCAATAAAGAACTTGACTTTTCGCAAAAACCTAAATATAATGTAATATAAAGGAGAAGCAACCAATGAAAGACATTTTACAAGACGTTGTCGCACACACACATTCACTAGGTTTTCTTAATCTAGTTAAAGTAAGTGGCGATGATCAATCAACAACAATCGAAAGTATGGCAGAAGATAGAAGTGTTATCTTAACTGCAAAAGCAAAGAATTCCGTAGGCGAGTTCAATGGTACTTTTGGTATGCCTAACTTAGACAAGTTAGCACTACACTTAAAGAATCCTGAGTATCAAAAGAACGCAAAACTTTCTGTAGAGAAAGCAGAACGTAATGGCGAAACTGTTCCAACACACATTCACTTTGAAAACGAAGCAGGTGACTTCCAAAATGATTATCGTTTTATGAACAAACAAATCATTGAAGAAAAACTAAAGAGTGTTAAGTTTAAAGGTGCAAGTTGGGAAGTAGAGTTTGAGCCAACTGTTGCAAGTATTAATAGAATGAAACTACAAAGTGCGGCGCATTCAGAAGAGCCAACTTTTAATGTTTCAACTAACGGTGATAACCTAGTGTTTAGTTTTGGTGATCACAGTACACACGCTGGTAAGTTTAATTTCCAAACAGGTGTAACTGGTGCATTACAACACACTTGGGCATGGCCTGTAGCACAAGTACAAGCAATTCTAAATCTTGATGGTAAATTAAACATGAAGATTTCAGATCAAGGTGCTATGCAAATCACAGTAGATAGTGGAATGGTTGAGTACGATTATATTCTTCCAGCACAATCTAAGTAAGGAGTTTATGCCGAAACCAGGTATAATAGAACGTTTAGGAAAGTGGCATTCGAGGATATTTGAATATGTTAGCAACAAAGCAAAAACATCAAAACTATGGGCCGTGTTGCTCACTATTTTGGTTGTATATGAGTTGGTTGAGCATTTGGTTTATCCTTGGCTTGTTCCTCTCTTAGCATTTAAGGCATTTGGAGAATAATTTGAATACGGACTTAACAGCACAGCAAAAGGATTACGCAATCTTCCTACCAGCGATTAGTGGCTTCTATGCTACATTCATTGGTAAACAGCGTCGTGAAGAATATGTTGAAAGAACTAGAATTCCTAGTAACTTTCCTAATGACGTTGAAAGTCTGAACTGGTTAAATCGCAATGACGGTATGTTTCAATATAATTGGTCATTGTATTCCGCAGGTCACGCTGAATTAGATATTAACAAAGACTCACCTAAAGAAGATATGATCCGAAACAGAGATCGCAATACTAGTTGGTTGCTTGGCGACTCTGGAGGATTCCAGATTGGTAAAGGTGTATGGGAAGGTGATTGGAAAGATCCTAACTGTCCTAAGGCGAAAAAGAAACGTGAACAAGTTTTACGTTGGATGGACGAATATATGGATTACGGTATGATCCTTGATATTCCGGCTTGGGTTGCTCGTAGTCCACAAGGTGTTAAAGCAACTGGTATTAGTACATACCAAGAAGCAGTAAATGCCACACGTATTAATAACGATTACTTTATGAAAAATCGTAATGGTAATTGTAAATTCTTAAATGTACTACAAGGTGAGAATCATGCTGATGCAGAAGATTGGTATCAGCAAATGAAAGACTATTGCGATCCTAAAAAGTATACTGATCACTTTAATGGGTGGTCAATGGGTGGTCAGAATATGTGTGATATTCACCTAGCATTAAAACGTATTGTTGCACTACGTTTTGATGGATTACTTGAAAAAGGCAAACATGACTTTATGCACTTCTTGGGTACAAGTAAACTAGAGTGGGCAACACTACTAACTGATGTACAAAGAGCAGTTCGTAAACATCATAACGAAAACTTTACAATTACATTTGACTGTGCTAGTCCATTCTTAGCAACAGCAAATGGTCAAATCTATTGTGAACTTGAAACAAAAGATAGAAGTAAATGGGTATACAGAATGGTACCTAGCATTGACGACAAAGGTTTAGCACAAGACCTTACACCGTTTGGTCAAGCATTTGTACGTGAAAACAAACACGGAAGTTTTAAAGACTCGCCTATTACAACAGGACTAACAGCCAAAGATGTTTGTATCTATGCACCAGGCGATCTAAATAAAGTAGGTAAAGAAGGAAAAACATCTTGGGATAGTTTTTCATATGCGATCCAAATGGGTCATAATGTATGGAGTCACATTAATGCAGTACAAGAAGCAAACAGAGAATATGACGCAGGCAGAATTCCAGCGATGCTTGTCGAAGAACGTTTTGACAGGTTATTTTTTAGAGATGTTGTGGAAGCGATATTTGCAACTGACAACAGAGACGAAGCGAATGCGGTCATAGAAGAATTTTCAAGATTCTGGATGTCAGTTATTGGCACTAGAGGTGCTACTGGTAAAAAGACAGTTAATGCTAGTACACAGTTTGCTAATTTATTTGAAGAAGCAGACACAACAACTTCAGATGACTCAAGTGACAGTGAATTTACTGAAGAACAAGAACATAAACTCGAGGAGTTAGAAGATGAGCAAATCTAATAAGCAACTAAAACGTTTAGAAGAAGAGCATCAATATTACGATAAAAAAGTTACAGAGATGGAACAGGAACGTGACGGAGATCGTTCATGGACTTCAAAAGAACTTTTGCAAAGGCATAAGAAAATCAAACTAGCACTAAAAGATGCTATTTTAAAATTTAAAAATAAAATTTAAAGGAGATCAGAGAATGGCAATAGTTGACTTGTTTACTACTCCGTTCTCAGACGAGCACCTTAGCGACATTAACAATGACGAACTTATTAAGTTTGCATACAAGAATGTTAAGCACAGAGGTCAAAGTAATCATTTAAATTTAGCCGAGCCTGTTCTTCAACCGCTAGTAGAAGCGGTAAGAGAACATTTTAAAATGCTCACACAACTGTGGAACTTGGTTGATGGGTATGAAATTAAACCCACACAGGCTTGGCTAAATGTACAAAAGCCTTTAGAACAAACATCAAACATTGTAGAAACACATCTACACCCTAAACACTTCGTAGCCTGTGTATACTATCCACAAGCCGAACAAAACTGCGGAGATTTAGTTTTATTCCCCCCATCTAATATCGTAGACTATGCTCTACCACCTAAACTAATTCAAGCGGCCAATTCTTATAACGGTTGTAGATTTACAGTTATTCCACAAACTGGTAAATTAGTTTCTTTCCCAGGTTGGATTAATCATCAAGTTAAAGAAAATTGGAGCAAGAAAGATAGGATTAGTATTGCATTTAATGGCGATATTGAAGGATTTGGACTTGACAACGACACACTATAATGTTATATTAAGGAGAGCATATGACTAAAGAAAACAGATTGGAAGCACTAATAATCAAGCATAAAACACTTGACAAAGAGATCCAAAGAGGTTATAGTAATTATATAGATGATGCGGCACTTAAGAAAATGAAACAAGAGAAATTAATAGTTAAACAGGAAATTGAGAGATTACAATCATGAAACGTGATTACTCAGACGGCATTGTAAAAGATGATGTTGTTTATTTTACTGGATATGAAGTAGAGAAAACACCAGCATACGATATGGATACACTATTTGTAGTTGGATGTCGTCCGTTAGATGAAGTATTAGAACAAGCAAAAGCAAAGCACGTAGACCATATTTACTTGGGTGCTAATCAAAGTTTTGAAATAGTTTTACCAAATGGTGAAGAAGAAACTAACAAGGCTTGGGATACACTAATTTACGGTTTGCTTAAAGAAGGATATCATGTAACACTTGATTATGATGTAAAATATCATGAGTGGGTGTTAGAAAGCGGTTACAACGAAAAAACAAACTTTATTAGTCAGATTAGTGTAAAAATTCCTTACATTGATCAACTTAATTATAATGCGTGTATCAAAATTGACGACAAAGATTTTAAAGCAACTAATGCCGGTGTTTGGATTCATCAGGTACACGATTTACAAGACCGTTCAAAATTTACAGATTGGTCCAAATATGAAAACGATAATCCGGTTGACAATGACTAAGAAAGAAGTTATAATAAATGGAAACAGTAAGAGAATCTTATCACAATTATATGTTGAGAATGATGAGAGAGGATAACGAAAAGGCAATTATGGAAAACGCAAAGAGAATGATTTGGGTAACATTCCGAAAGGAAGGAATCCACAAGTATCCTGCGGCACTAGATGATCCTAGTCTTGCAACAGGTGATGAATATGATGTTTCGTTTTTGGGATATCCCCACAGACACATATTCCATTTCAAAGTCGCTATCTCAGTTACACACAACGACAGAGATATCGAATTTATTCAATTCAAAAGATGGTTAGAAAAACTTTATGAGGAGAAAACCCTTGAACTAGATTATAAGAGTTGTGAAATGATTTGCGATGATCTATACAATCAGATCATTGCTAAACACCCTGGACGTGAAGTCCACATCGATGTCTCCGAAGATGGAGAGAACGGTGCCCACATTGAATATGCTAGAAACTAAAGGAAGCATTAAAATGAGCAAGTATTGGGATAAACGCCCTGACGTGGTTCAAATTTTCGATGACTTAGATAGTTATCGTGACTTTTGCCGTTTCAACGGGTTTATTTTTAACGAAGCAGATCTTTATAATAAAAAGTCTCGCACTTACCAAAGTTATTTAGATCCTTCAAAAATTTCGCGAAAGCCAAAGCGAAAATTTAATAAAAGGAAGTTTCATTGATTTATATAGTTGACATCGAAGCAGTAGATACACGTTATACTAAGCAGTGGAAGGAACATCTTCCTAAGCAGTTACAACGTGCTACTAATAGCGAAGTCACTGTTATCAGTGGAGGAGAGACGCCTCAGGCTACTACGCCTGGGGCATTTCTTAACTTTGGCGGTACTAATGTTTACAAGAGTAAACAACTAGAACAAATTGGAGAGATGTTCTGCAATGGTAAAATTAAGGACGGTGATTATTTTCTCTATACCGATGCCTGGAATCCTACAGTTATACAACTACGTTACATGGCAGAGTTACTTGGTGTTAATATTCGCGTTGGTGGCCTCTGGCACGCTGGTAGTTATGACCCACAAGATTTCTTGGGCAGACTAATTGGTGATAAACCTTGGGTACGTCTTGCAGAACAAAGTATGCTAGAATGTTATCATGATAACTTCTTTGCTACAGAATTCCATATTGAAATGTTTAAAAAAGCATTCCAATTGAAGCCATATGCATATGGCGATTATAAAACAGAATTTCATCGTGTAGGATGGCCTATGGAGTATCTAAAAAATAGTTTAGACTCTTACAAAGGTATGCCTAAAGAAAATATTATTCTGTTTCCGCATAGAGTTGCTCCAGAGAAACAACCAGAAATATTTAGAGACTTAAAAGAACATTTACCTAACTATGAACTTATTATTTGTCAAGAACAATCGTTAACAAAGAATGAGTATCATAACCTACTAGGTAAAGCAAAACTAGTGTTTAGTGCTAACTTACAAGAAACACTTGGTATTAGTTGGTATGAAGGCGCACTAGTTAATGCTATTCCGATGGTTCCGGATCGTTTAAGTTATAGCGAAATGGGATTAGATGAATTTAAGTATCCAAGCGAATGGACAGAAGACTTCTTTGCTTACAAGAAATATAGAAGAGTCTTAGTTGACAGAATTACTGATTACATGGAAAACTATGACAATTATCTTCCAGTGTTACTTAAACAAGTTACAAAATTAAAAGAAGACTTCTTTTCAGGTCAAGCACTTTACAAGGTGATTAATAATGGACGATGATGAAAAGAAATTTACTATTACACTAGATAATACTAATATCGATTATACAGGCCCAGGTGCAACTGTAGGCGGAATTACATCGTATTCAACAATGGATTCAACTACATATCCAATAGATACAAGTTACGTACAAAGCGATGGCACTTATACTGTTAATGTTGACACAAGTTTTGATACAACTTTTGATACTGGTGATTTTCCATCTAGTATAACACTTGGAGAGTATGGCGATAATTGGCCGGCAGAATATAAGATCGAAGATATGATTAAGTTATACCCTGCCCTAAAACTACAGTATGAAAAGTTTTTAGAAATATATAACTTGTGTAAGGATGATTATAACAGTAGGAAAGATGATGATGTTCCTTTCTAAAATTATGGACAAACTCGGCAGGCGTCGAGTAATTACAGACAGAGACGGAAAGGTGCCTTACCTTATCCGTTATTACCTATTTCTTAAAAATAGAAAACACTTTCCTTTTAATATCACACTACACAAAGTTCTTGTAAGTGATGAGCCCACACTACATGACCACCCATGGAGTTATGCAACTTTTATTCTTAAAGGTGGTTATTGGGAACATATTCCAATCTTTGCACAAGAAGGTCACGTATGTGGTAGTACAAGAGTTTGGAGAGGACCTGGGCATTTTCGTATGCGTAAAGCAGACGACTTGCATTGGTTAGAATTACAAAAGGATGAAAACGGAAATGAAATCCCTTGTTGGAGTTTATTCTTTATGGGACGTAAAGTTCAAGAATGGGGATTTATGCGTTGGGTTAGAAACGAAGGATATCGTTGGATCCATAATGAGGAGTATTTGAAAGAAAAAGATGCAGGAGCCTAAAGTACAAACTCTACTAGATGGTAGAATGAAAATTTTTGATGACGTGTGGTCGCCGCCACACCTTAACGAACTTGTTTTAGACGTTAAGAATATGTTATATATGTATGGTGAAGTTGATAATGTTGACTTACCGCCAACTGGAATGAGTACTGGTGATTACTTAGGCACAAAAATATTCCATGCTTTATGGGAGTTTTGTGAAAAGTATGTACCAGAGGTTCATGGTTGTATTTTAAAAAGATCACACGCAAACATTTTTGCTCCAAGAGAACAAGCATATTATCATGTAGATGACGAAAACGATGATGCTTGGACATTTATGTTTTATGCAAATAATAACTGGGATATCAATGACGGTGGCGAAACTAAGTTTATTATTAACAAACAAGAAAAAGGTAACTTAGAAGGAACAGGCGACTATCCAACTATTTGGGCAATACCTCCTATTCCAGGACGTATGCTTATTTGGAAAAGCAATATCCTACATACTGCTACTCCTTTAAGGAATGAACATAGATTTACGCCTACATTTAAATTTGTAAAATACGAACCAGATAGGCATGGTAAAGGAGAAGGTGCTATTAGAATGGGATATCCAGAAACCTATCCTTGGACAAAAGAGTATGTTCCTCCTATGCCTCAAAAAGAAACCGTACATACTGTTGCTAGAATTGATGTACTAGAAACTGCTATTACAAATGTTATTCACGATAAAATCGTTGAAGAAATTGAAGTTTGTGATAACAGAATTGATAATGACCCTAATGACACACATTACGAAGATTTAGTTTATCCTAGTTCTGCAGGTTGCACACATTTACAAGCAGAACTAGAAAGAACTGTACAAGAGTACTATGGAGATGATTTAGAACTAACAGGTATTTGGGTTCATAAAACTGAGCCAAACGGTAGTACTAATTTTCATAATCATCACGGTAGTGATATATCTTTTGTATATTATCCACGTGTACTTGACAATCAAGGTGATCTGCATTTTAAACTATTTGCAAATACAGAATCATATGAAAAGACTGTACACCCAAGCACAGGGACGATGTTTATTTTTCCTAGTAGCATACCGCACTACACAGGAAAAAATTTATCAGGAAAGGATAGATATTCTATTAGCGGTAACTTCAAGAGGAAATCATCATGATTAAAAAGAAATATTACAGTTGGGCAGATGTAGAACGTATGTGTAATAACATTGTTTTACAAATGTATTATGATAATTGGAAGCCTGATTACATTGTAGGTATTACACGAGGCGGTAATGTACCTGCTACTATTATTAGTAACATGACAGGCATTCGTTGCGAAGCACTTAAGGTAAGCCTGCGTGATGATAACAGAGAAAGTGAAAGCAACTTTTGGATGGCAGAAGATGCCTTTGGATATCGTGAAAAAGAAGAAGACCGTGTTACAGGCGGACCACTAGAAAAGAAAATTCTTATTGTAGACGATATCAACGATACTGGTGCTACATTTAATTGGATCAAGGACGACTGGCGTTCAGGTTGTTTACCTAACGATCCTAAATGGGAGAAGGTATGGGGTAATAACGTTCGTTTCGCAGTATTAACAGATAACCTTTCATCAAAGTTTGATGGGTGTGTTAACTATCATTGCGACACGGTTAATAAGTTTGAAGAAGATGTTTGGCTTGTTTATCCTTGGGAAAATGTTGGTCAATACTAATGTGGTTTTTAGTTTTTATCAATATAATGTTTAATGCCCAAGCAGGTTACGATGAGCCTTATATCGAAGCATACTACGAGTTTGACACTATGGAAGAGTGCTTTATAGGTCGTGATATTTTACTAAACGAACTAGGCACAGGTACTGAATATTTTCCACCTGGAACACAAGCAGTTTGTATTAATAATCAAGGAAAAAGATAATGGCTACTTCAGAAGAAAAACAAGAACTAGTTGAAGAAATAAAAGGTCCACATCACTATAGACTTTCATTAAGTGGTTATGGTGCCGAATGTTCATATATGCGTATTTCAAAAGAAGCATTTGATTTTTGGTATCCACATACAAAAGATCATGGTGACAGCGATGCCATTCATTACATTACAAGTGCTGAAGATAAATCAGTAAAAGAAGTAAATGAAGATGATCACTACGAAGAAGTTAAAGCAAAAGACATTCCTAAAGAAGCAATGTTCATGCACGATGATACAGGCGAAGTAGGTGCTAGTTGGTATGAACCGCTTGATGAATTTGATCATACATGGGGGCCAACACTTGATGGTGCATATCTTACTATCGAAAAAGTAGAGAGTGATGAGTATCGTTCAAAGTTTATTGAAGATATTGTTGAAGGACAAGACCTAAGTGAGTGGATGGAAGAAACATCAGAAAAGTTTTCTACTGATGATGAATATGTAGAATGCTACGATGACAATCACGATTATGGAGATAGATATCCTGAAAAGGGTGATTATATTTGTCAATTTTATAGTGCAGAAAAAGGCACATTCTTCGATGCAGGGTTTACTACACCTGGATTGTTTGATCCAAAAAAATTAAAGTTCTGTATTGGCGAAGCACCTAATGGTGAAGATCTTGTATATGCTATAAAGTATGATGGTGAAGAATTAAGCAACGACGGTGGCGATACTAACGGCAAAGGTTACTATTGCTATTTTTACAAGCAGGAGTTTTAATGACTACAGTCGGTTGGTGTTGGACAGGTCCTATTCCAGAGTTATTAATTCTAGAACCTGAAAAACTACCTAAGTTAACAGTAAAGAATAAAGACTACAATAAACGAGGTGTAATTGATTGCCCATCGTTTGCTTCTTGGTATAACTCTTATTATGTTCTAAAAAGTCCTGTTAACTTTACTGCTACAAGTACCAAAGACGGTATTGAAATTAACAGCGACGAAGTAGATACACAACACTTGCAAAGTTTAGTTACATTTCATAATAGTAATGATATGTATGATCTAAATAAACCTATGTTTCAATTTAATTTAAGATACTTGTTTATTGCAGACGAACCTTGCTTGATGGAAATTACTCCGCCTTTCTTACATCGAAATGATTATAAAGATGGTGTTGTAGGCGGTAGTTACAATATACATAGTTGGATTAGAAGTATTAGTTGGGGATATGTTTTTAATAAAGTTGGTGAAACTTTAGAAATAAAAAGAGGAGACCCACTATGTTATGTTAAGTTTACTACACCAAAATTAACTGAAAATATTAAATTGGTTGAGTGTGAACTTACCCCAGAAGTTATAAAAGAACTTGAACGAAAAGACTACTTGACACAGTTTAAAAAAGGTGGTATAATAAACTTAATGCGTCGAGCACTTAAACTTAGACCAAAACGATTAATTAAGGTGGTGAAATAATATGGATACTTTAGAAAAAGCACAAGCAGACGGTAGAGCACCGTGGTCAGATGTTGTTTATGATACAAGAGATTTTGTAGTATATAACGACAAATTTCCTGTAACACCAGGACACACTTTAGTTGTACCTAAGGAAAACTTGGACGAAGAAATACTACGTTGTTTTAAATTTGCACTAGCAATGGGTAAACAAAATGTAGAAGCAGACAACGACATCACAGGATATAACATTGGTATTAACATTGGTGCTAGTGCAGGCCAAACTTGTATGTATCCACACGTTCATTTAATTTTTAGACGTGACGGTGATATGGACGATCCTAAAGGTGGTGTTCGAGGCGTTCTTCCCACAAAACAAAAATACCAAACAAGAGATCCTAAACAACCAAGTTTATTTCAAGATATGGGAGATTGTGTTTAATGAGTAGAATTGTTGCACTAGGGTGTAGTCATACATCAGGTTACCATATTGGCGACTTGCCTCCTAATGAACAAGACTGGAATTTAGAAAACTGGAAGTTTTCTGGTAAATGGAACGACAACAACTGGGCAGAGTTTTATATTAACAGCAAAGGTAAAGATGGTGCCATCTTTGCAAATCCATCAAACGGCTGGTGGGAATATAGCGAATGGCTTTCACATCTTTTTAAAACGTATGACGATATTGAAGAAGTAGTTGTACAACAAACATATTGGAATCGTTTTAGACTATGTATGCAGTACCCACAACACTACGAAAAGATGATTCCTTTAGATGAACTATATGAATTAGAAACTACAAAAGGAAATATTGATTGCTGGATTAAACGAATACACAACGAAGCACAAGATGTATTTGATATACCTATGCAAAGTTATGCTCAAGACTTCCAAAAAAATTGTCAATTTACAGTTAAATTTCATCCAAGGTTTATGATGGGCGATCCCGATCTAAGAACACAACCATACATGACTGTAAAGACTTGGATGGAGTTAATGAACCTAAAAGCACAACGTGAGTTTTTAAAAGAACTATATATCTTACAAGAACTTTGTCGCAATAACAATGCGAAACTGAAAATTTTTGCGTTAAACAAATGGACTTGGATTCCAGACAACTTAAATGATTATTTTAATTTTGATTTGGTTGAAGTTGCAAAAGATAACGTAGAAGATTGGTTTCTACAACACAAAGATATTAATGTAGGAACCAAAACAATTGATGATGAACATTATGATGTTGATATTCATCAAATTATTGGCACAGACTATATGAAAGACCAATTTAAGTAGAAAGGAAAAACAATGCCAGAATATAACAGAGAAAACATGATTGAAGCAATCAAAGAACACGCAAAAGGACACATTGCCAAACACGCAATGAATGTAGAAGTGTATTTGAAAAATTCAGCAGGCGTAGGTGAGCATCCGGACGTTTTGGAAGCCGTTGAAAAAGAACTGAAAGTTATTGCAGAATATCATGATCAGTTAGAAGTATTGAACAAATATTTTTAATATTCGTGTATAATATACTTGACAAAAACCTAAATAAAGTATATAATGTAAACTATATTAGACATCCACGTCTATAACTCGGAGAGATAAATTGAGCAAAAGTAAACAAGTAAAACAAAAATTAGAAGATGCTGGCATCCGCTATTGGGCAGGTGACAACATCTCCGAAGTCTTACAAAAAGGCGATAAAGAAGAACTAATTGAAGAGGCTACACTAGCATTTGAAAATGTTCTTGATACATTGGTAATTGATCGTCATAATGATCCTAATTCAAAAGGTACCGCAAGACGTCTTGCAAAGATGTACTTTAACGAATTAATGCAAGGACGTTATGATCCAATTCCACCAGCAACTGCATTTCCTAATGATAGCGAAGATAGATATGAAGGTATGCTTGTAGTTCGTAGCGAACTTAAGAGTGTATGTTCACATCATCATCAACCAGTAACTGGCGTAGCATACATTGGTATTATTGCCGCTAATAAACTTATTGGACTATCTAAGTATACACGTATTGCACAATGGTGTGCTAGACGTGGTACTCTGCAAGAAGAACTTGCAAATGATATTGCTCGTGAAATACAGAAAGCAACTGATGCCGAACACTTAGGTGTGTATATTCAAGCAACACATGGTTGTTGTGAGAATCGTGGTATTATGGCAACTAGTAGTTTAACACAAACTACAGTACTAAAAGGTGCTTTTAAAGACGATGCAGGTACTAAGAAAGAATTTATGGACAATATCAAATTACAACAGGAGTTTGCCTGCTAATGCCTATTCCAGAAAAAGTATTTGTTCCGGCACCTAAAGATCCAGGCAAAGGACATTTTTATGTAAGTTTAATTAAAAGCGGATTACGTTTAGCAGGTTGCTTAGTAGCCGCTTACACAGGATCAGTGGTAGCACTAGCATTATTTTTTGCTGTTGCTGAGTTCCTTGGTATTGCAGAGGAGATTGTTTAATGAAGTTACGATATAGTGAAGCATTTTATAGTGTACAAGGCGAAGGACGTTTTGTTGGCGTACCTTCTGTTTTCTTGCGTACATTTGGTTGTAACTTTCGTTGTATGAACTTTGGTCTAGACAAGCACCCTAATAGAGCAGAAAAACTAGAACAAGGTATTAAGTATAATCCAGAAGTAAAACAATTACTTGATGATGGTATTTTAGACAAGGTAAATAAGTTTGAAGATTTACCTATTGTGCATACAGGTTGCGATACCTATGCAAGTATCTATCCAGAATTTAAGAAGTATATGAAAGACCACACAGTTGACGAAGTAGTTGACTATGTGCTAAGTCTTACTCCACAAGGTAAGTGGACGATGGATAATGGACAGGATGTTCATTTTATACTAACAGGCGGTGAACCTTTGCTAGGGTGGCAGAGGTTATATATGGACCTATTTAAACACCCTCGTATGGAGGATTTGAAAAATGTTACGTTTGAAACAAATACAACACAGTCTCTCAGAGATGATTTCCGAGAGTATCTCAACAACGAAAGATCATTTCATATCACTTGGTCGTGCAGTCCGAAACTTTCCGTTAGCGGAGAGCCTTGGGATACTGCTATCAAGCCTGACATTGCTAGGCAGTACTTTGATGTACCTAATAGTAGTATGTATTTCAAGTTTGTTGTGGCTACCGAAGAAGATGTGGATGAAGTTACAAAAGCAGTTGAACAATACAGAGCAGAAGGAATCGATGTTCCGGTCTATGTTATGCCGCTTGGGGGTAGGTCAGAAGAATACAGCCTCAACACAAGAGGAGTCGCAACACTGGCAATGGAGCGAGGCTGGCGCTATACACCCAGACTACACGTCGACATCTTCGGAAACGCCTGGGGAACATAAGCCAGAAACACTAGACGAAAAAGCAAGAAAGGCAGGACTATGATGGAAAAACTAAAAAACCTTTTTAAAGGCAAAACAAAAGATAAAAAACTTACACACCGTGAAGCATTAGAAGAAGAAAAGAAATCAGCAACTAAGGCAAAAAAACCTTGGGTTGGTGTAATTGATACACAAGTTAATAACAATGATATCAAGAACGGCTTCTTCGAACTTGATTGGAATAATGAATTTATTGAGCAACTTATTGATGCAGGATATAAAGGCGAATCGCAAGAAGAAATTGTAGACGGTTGGTTTAAAGACGTTGCTAGAAATGTACTTCAAGAAGGAGGATATGATCCTAACAGAGGTGCAGGACACATTAAAATTGTTTCAAGAGAAGACGGTAAAAGTGAAGCATCCTAGTTTTAAAATTATAAGCGATACAGGTTCAAGAAACGGTATAGGACATAAACATCAAAGCACCAATGTAACAGATGGTGCTAAAATTTATGCTAGAGAATGTCCTACCAAGCCAAATTGGATATCTGCAAAAAATACAGAATTATTTGTTAAAAGAAGAAAATCTACTTTACTAATCTGTATTGGCGAAAGTTGGACTTATGGAGATAACTTTGCTCCACACGTACAAAGTGGGCAAGGCATAGATGATCCTTTTTATAGACTTAATAATTGTTTCGCAGGCTATTGTGCAAAGATGCTCGATGCTGATCTTTTGCTGTCGGCAGTTCCGGGCAACTGTAATCAAAATATGATGCACGACCTTGATAGGTTATTAGAAGAATATAATACCAAATATGAAACAATACGTGTTATATTTCAATTAACTAGTCCAGGAAGAGATAGTTCTGAAACTTACGATTGGTACTCAAACCTTAAAGGATATGATTTTTTATTTACAAGTAAAATTCAAGTAGATCCAAAAGCATCAACAAAGGAATGGTTTGAACTTTATGACCAAATGATGCTGGAAGAATTCGATCGAATTTTAAAATCATACGTAAATGTAGATGGGTTAATTTGGAAAAACTTTAACGAATTTCTGGTTGACTTTTCTAGCGATTCGTTTATAATAGTAAAATGTCCATGGGTAAGACATTGTGCTATGATGCATGGTAAACAAATTGAATTACCCTGGTGTAACGAAGCAGGTTGGTGGACCCAACACTATAAGAGATTTGGTAACTTTGAATACAATACAGAAATCATGACGAAGGATCTAGATAAACTAAATGAATCAACAGATCTACTTAATAGAAGTAGCATTAACGGATTTCATCCTAAAGAAAGTTATCATATGCTTTGGGCAAGTCATTTAATATTTAACAGCACATGGGTTTAAAATGAAGTATGTACTAGTAGACACAGCAAACACTTTCTTTCGTGCAAGACACGTCATTAGAGGCGATCTTGATACTAAAGTAGGTATGGCTTTTCATATTACATTAAACAGCATTAAAAAGGCATGGAATGACTTTGATGCTGATCATATTGTATTTTGTCTAGAAGGTCGTAGTTGGCGTAAAGATTTTTACGAGCCTTATAAACGTAATAGACAAGAATCTCGTGATGCACTTACAGAATCACAACAAGAAGAAGAAAAAGTCTTTTGGGAAACCTTTGACGAGTTTAAAGACTTTGTAACTACAAAAACAAACTGTACAGTATTACAACACCCTGAACTAGAAGCAGATGATTTAATTGCTGGTTGGATTGATTATCATCCTGATGACGAACACGTAATTATTTCTACTGATGGTGACTTTGCACAACTTATTAGTCCCAAAGTTACACAATACAACGGTGTAAGTAATACAATTATTACACACGAAGGTTATTTTGACGACAAGAAGCGAGAGCCTATTGTTGATAAAAAGACAGGTGAACCTAAAGAAGCACCTAATCCTGAATGGCTATTATTTGAAAAATGTATGCGTGGTGATACAAGCGATAACGTGTTTAGTGCTTATCCAGGTGTACGTAAAAAAGGTACTAAGAACAAAGTAGGTATGCTTGAAGCATTTGCAGATAAGAGTACAAAAGGATACAATTGGAACAACCTAATGTTACAACGTTGGGTTGATCATGAAGGCGTTGAACATAGAGTTCTTGATGATTATAATCGTAACGTATTACTTTGTGATCTTAGGGCACAACCTGAGAACATTAAAGAAAAGATTAAGAACACTATACAAGAAAACGCACAACCAAAAACTATTCAGCAGGTTGGACTTAGATTAATGAAGTTCTGTGCTATTTACGATATGCAAAGAATTTCAGATAATGCACAACAATATGCTGAACCATTACAAGCGAGGTATCCAGTATGACATCTTTAAAAGCAAACGAAATTTTAAAAAACAAGTTTTGGATTATTGAAGATAATAACGATAATAAATTAGGTACATTGTCTAAAGATGCAGACAATAGATTCATGTACAGTTGCGATACAGGAAGTTATCTGTACGATAATAAAACACAAGTTGAAAAGAAACTAGGCGGTATTGTTTGGAATAAAACTACAATTAGTGACAGTAACCCTGCATCAAAAGAAATCTATGGATTGCCAACTAGTACAGTACCATATAACGAAATGTATGATGTAAAACGTAAGTTTGGACTATTTACAAAAAGTAAAAAGTCTAAAAGTTTATATTGTGCAGGTTATTTTTGTATTCATTTTGAAAAGGGTTGGGTTAAGAGTTTTTGTCCTAAATTAGTAACACTTGAAAAATATGAATATAGCGGTCCATTTAAAACAGAAATGGAAATGCGTTCGGAGTTAAGTCGTGTCAACCGTTAAACCATTAAACACTATACCTTTACAACAGTTTATAGATCGTGTTAAGGGTGCTGATGCAAGTAAAGCACCTGAAGTTAAATTGCCTATAGCAGATGCTAAAGCATTGGCTTTGACACTAGGATCTATAATGTCTAGATTACATGGTGATCTAGAGAAACTAGTCTACGAAAAGAACAATACAGAAGAAGTCATTAACGTTACCGTCGACGGCGGTAGCACAGACTGGAAATAAACTACGCATATTACTCTCTCTTTTGGATAAATACATTAGTGAGAGAAAAGATATGAGTAGACCAAAACCAACAGTTCTTTTAGAACACGTTAATAAAAAAACATACAGGACTGAGCAAGTGCTTCAGGCTGAAGCCATTTGGGCTGTGTTTTATCAGAACAAACCATTCAATTTAAAGTCAGCAAATATGCTAACTAACTATCCCGGACCAAAATATAAGAAAGTGTCTTTTTCGAATCCAGGACACGCACACAACCTAGCAAAGAAATTAAACGATATGTTTAATTGCAGTGATTTTGATGTAGTCAAACTCACCCAAGGCGAAATAGTAAAAGAAGATTAAAATGAACTGGAAAGAAACCTATACAAAGGTATTCTTAAAACAAGCCGGTATTAGTATTAACGAAAGTACTATGAAAGAGTATATGCCGCTTTGGTGGCAAAATACTAGAGAAAAGACTTCGGGTGGATTACGTCTTACAGACGAAGGTATGATGTTTTTGATGGAAACATTAGAACTAGCAACATACGAAATTCCATTTCCGCCCGATTTTAGAATGACTACCCAAGTTGTAATATTCTTAGATAAATTTATTGACTGTCCTTACTATATTACAAACAAAAGTATTACAGTTACAAGTGAAAAAAAGAGCATGGAATTGCACCTTTTTAGCGGAGATGTACGCAAGTACGGATTGGCAAAAGCACTCAAAAGAACAGAAGAACACGAAGATTCTTAATAAAAACCAAAAATATTTCCAAAATAATTAAAAAAAGACTTGACTTTTATCCTAGTGATGCTATACTATATACATAGTTAGAAATTAACTATGGCACTGAAACAAAGATACGAGGAGTACAAAATGGAAAACATTGCAATCCGTCAAGTTGGTCCTAATGCGGCTAAGAAAGCAATCGTTAGGGCAATGAGTAAAAAGCGTCCCATATTTATTTGGGGTGCACCAGGTATTGGTAAATCCGATATCGTTGAACAAATTACAGACAGTTTTGAAAACTCTCTGCTAATTGATATTCGTTTGTCATTATGGGAACCTACAGATATTAAAGGTATGCCATATTATTCGGCAAATGATAACACTATGAAATGGGCACCGCCTGTAGAACTTCCAGACGAAAAGATGGCTAAGAAATATAAGACCATCGTTTTGTTTATGGACGAAATGAATTCAGCCGCGCCGGCAGTACAGGCCGCGGCATATCAATTGGTACTTAACCGTAGGGTTGGTACTTACAAACTGCCAGACAATGTTCTTATTGTCGCCGCTGGTAACCGTGAAGCAGACAAAGGTGTCACTTACCGTATGCCGGCTCCATTGGCTAACCGTTTTGTACACTTGGAAATGAAAGTGGACTTTGATGATTGGTTTGCTTGGGCAGTTGATAACAAGATCCACAACGATGTTGTTGGTTTCTTAACTTTTAGTAAAAAGGACTTGTATGACTTTGATCCTAAATCTCCGTCACGTTCTTTTGCTACACCGCGTTCTTGGTCATTTGTATCCGAATTACTTGAGGATGATGATGACGAGAATACCACTACCGATTTGGTTAGTGGTGCAGTCGGCGAAGGTTTGGCTGTTAAGTTTATGGCACACCGTAAGGTTGCCGCAAACTTGCCTAACCCAACTGATGTACTTGCTGGTAAGGCTAAAACACTTGATACTAAAGAAATCAGTGCCATGTATTCCTTAACAGTATCTTTGTGTTATGAACTTAAAGAAGCGTCTGACAAAGGCGATAAGAAGTTTGACGATAAAGTAAATAACTTCTTACGTTTTGCAATGGATAACTTCGATACTGAATTGGTTGTAATGGGTATTAAACTTGCCCTCACTCAATACCAATTGCCAATCGATCCAGACGAAGTTGAATGCTTTGACGAGTTTCATGACAAGTTTGGCAAGTATATTAAGGCCGCACAGGCTTCATAATTGGAGCATTTGGGGGAGAGTTTTTGGATTCTCCCCCAATTCTTTGGTTGACATTTACCGTTAAATATACTATAATAATTACTATAATAGTAATTTGATAGTAAAATAATAAGGCACAAGGAGAACATGGCAATGAGTGTAGCAACAACAGAAACTGTAGAAACACCAGAAATTGAAATTACTGACGAACTTCGTGCAGAGGTTCAAGACAGAATTATTGTAGCAAGAGTAGGTTTGCTACTTCGCCATCCGTTTTTTGGTAATATGGCTACACGTCTTGTATTACAAGAAGCAAATGAATGGTGTCCAACTGCCGCAACAGACGGTCGTAACTTATATTATAATGTTGCGTTCTTTTCTCAAATGTCAAATAAAGAAATTGAATTCGTTATTGCACACGAAATTTTGCATTGTGTATTTGACCATATGACACGTAGAGAAGACCGTGATCCGCAAATACATAACATTGCCGCAGACTATATTGTAAACAATACTCTTGTTAGAGATCGTATTGGCGAAAAGCCTAAAGACATTCCAATTTTCCAAGACTTTAAATATGAAGGTTGGACTTCAGAAGCAGTATATGATGATATCTTTGAAAAGTATGATCAAGAACAACTTGAGCAACTAGGTAAACTTCTTGACGAACACGTTGATTGGGATAAAGATAATCAAGGTAGTGGTCAATCTAAAAGTAAAGATGGCAAAGACGGTAAAGGCAAGGCGCCGTCTTACAGTAAAGAAGAATTACGTAAAATCCGTGACGAAATTAAAGAGAATATGATTAGTGCGGCACAGGCGGCTGGTGCTGGTAATATTCCTAAAGAAGTAGAACGTATTATTAAAGAACTTACAGAACCTAAAATGAACTGGCGTGAATTGTTACGTCAGCAAATTCAATCTACTATTAAAAATGATTTTACATTCCAACGTCCTTCACGTAAGGCCTGGCACACTAATGCAATTTTACCAGGTATGAACTTCGACGAAACAATTGATATTTGTGTTGCAGTAGATATGTCAGGGTCAATTGGTAATGATCAGGCAAAAGATTTCCTAAGTGAAATACAAGGTATTATGGCAGAGTATCAAGACTACAATATTAAAGTATGGTGTTTTGATACTGATGTATATAACGAACAAGACTTCCGTGCTGACAGTGGTGAAAGTTTAGACGACTACCAAGTTGTTGGCGGTGGCGGTACAGACTTTATGGCTAACTGGAAATACATGAAAGAACACGATATTCAACCGAAGCGTTTCATTATGTTTACAGATGGTTATCCATGGGATTCATGGGGTGATGAAGATTACTGTGATACAGTATTTGTTATTCATTCACATCATGACAAAAACTTGCAGGCACCATTCGGGTTAACTGCTCACTATGAAAAGGCGGCATGACAGTTTTGAAAAACGGACAACCGAATGCCTTAGACTTCTTTGGCATTAGAGAGTTAAGAACTTTTCCAAAACATTTTGACTTTGTTACAGTTGAAATGCGTTATAACCTTGAAGACTCTATAAGAAAATGGATAAAGCATAATCTTAAAGGTCGTTTTTATATTGGCAGATCGTTGAATGACGACTTTAATCCAATACTCAAAATTGGTTTTGAAAGCCACAAAGAACTATCTTATTTCATGTTGGCTTGTCCACATTTGAAGTATGCATAAGTACATAGCAGTAAATAATTAAGTGCTATGTTAATTAGTACAAATGATATCATTTAAAAGGAGACATTAATGTCAGAAGAAAACAAAACACCACAAGCGGCAACTCCGCCACAAGGTCAAGTTAGTGCAGAACTAACTGTACAAGACTTGAGTGTTTTAAAAACTATCATTGAGGTTGCACAATCTCGTGGTGCTTTTAAAGCAAACGAACTAGAAGCAGTAGGCAAAACTTTCAACAAGTTAGAAACATTTTTAACTACTGTATCAAACCAACAAGTTGGTGAACAAGCAAAAGCACCAGCAACGCCAGCGGCGGCTCCAAAGACTGAAGTAAAAGATACTCCAGTATCATCAGAAGACGCGGCGGCGGCACTAGGAGCATCATAATGGCTATTAAGCACGTAGGTAGATTTAAATCAAATGGTCGTAAATGCGTAGTAGTATTTCGTACACTACCTAACGATCCAGAACACGCACTTGTAGTTCAAACTGAGAACTTAGGTGATAACGAACACGACACTCTAATGAGATTAGTTGAATCTAACACTGGTCAAGTATCTGAAGAATTAGCAGATGCTATGCAACGTACACCGTTACAAGACGGTAGTATTATGTTAGCAAATTTCCATACTAATGGTAAACTAACTAAGGTTGCAACTAAAGATATTGAGATGACACCAGATACGCAGACTGTTATTAGTCTTGACGAACTAAACTCAATCATTGCTGAACAAAAAGGCGTGAGTATTAACGATCTAGCAGTAAACGGTTCATCAGTACAAGAAGTAGGTACAGCAAATGAAATGCCTGCTAGTACTGTAGAAGCACAGGCGCAAACAGCACAGGTAGAAGAACAACCTTTATCAGATGAAGATCTTGCTAAAAATATGAGAGCAGATGCTGATAGAATGTTTAAGGAAGCAGAGCGTCTTAGAAAAGAGGCTGAAGAATTAAGTCCGTCTAAGAAAAAGGCTTCTTCCAATGCCAAAGCGTAAAGGACTTTCTCAGGACGTTATAGATAAATGGCCCGAAGTATTCAAGGATGTGGAGGTTAAAGCAATCCCCCTTGAATACTTGGAAAGTGTACAAGTTACGTTTAACAATGGCAAAGTATGGGAAATCACTATAAATCGCAACGCTTCTAACACTATGCTTAACAAAGACGTAGAAAAATCGCTAAATGATATGTTTAAAACCTATGATTCTAGCATTAAAAACGTTGATTTCAAAGTAGACACAGATAGAGTTAAAGAGGACGTTCAAAAACGCACAAAACAGTTTTTAAAGAAGAAGAAGTAATTTTTCTATTTGGCATAAATACTATATAATAGAAGAACACTAGGAGTGCTTTAGATGGCTTTAAGATTACGCAGAGGAACTGATCAACAACGTCAGTTAATAACACCTTTAGAAGGTGAACTGATATACACTACAGATACCAAACGACTATATATCGGTGATGGTACAACTGCTGGTGGTATTGCTGTAGATACAGCAGGACAGTTTTTAGGCTCAAACTTAGACTTATCAGGTTACGATATTGACGGACAAGGTAACATCAATATCGACGGTAATATTACTGCAACAGGAAATATGACTGTTGACGGTAACTTCACTCTTGGCGGTAACATCACAGTTGGTGATTCAAATACAGATACAGTTAACTTTGCGGCTAAAATCGAATCAAGCCTAATTCCAGATGTTGATGGTGCAAGAAATGTTGGTTCTACAACTAACAGATTTGGTAGTGTTTATTCTAACTTTATTAGTGTTACAGACAGCATTGAAGCAGGTTATATTAATGCCAATGTTGTTGGCAATGACAGTACAGTAATTGTTAACGTAGCAACAGGTGCTATTACAGCAACAGGACAACTAACTGGTGATGTTCTTGCAACAGATAATTCATTGTTCTTTAATGCTACATCAAAAGCAGTAACAGCAGGCGCAGGTGTATTTACAGGTGCTGTTAGTGCTCCAAGTTTTACAGGTTCTTTAACAGGTGATGTTAACGGTTCTATTTTCGGTGATGACTCTACTGCACTAGTAGATGCTGTAAGAAATACAGTAACCTTAAACAACGGTGTTGTTAGATTTGATGGTAATCAAATTGAACTTAGCGGTGTTGACTATATGGCACTTGGTAAAGAAACAGACGTTGCTGGACCTACATTTAGAATTACAAACGTTGACGCTTCACCACCGTTAGACTTAGTTACACTTGCAGGTACTAACATTGGTAATATTTCTAAAGTAAACTTTTCAAGTAAGCACGGTGATATTCAAAACCCTGTTAGAGCAACAGCAGGTGACTTCATTGGTGCATTAAGTTCACGAGCATGGGATCCAGATGTAGGTGACTATGTTCCATCAAGTATTATTGGTTGGACCGTTGACGAAAATACAACTCCAGCACAAGATATTGCTAATGGTAAAATCTTATTCATTAACAACGCAGGTTCAGGTTCTGCTCCGTCACTTAATGTTATGTCATATGACTCACGTGGCTATCTAGCAGTTAACAGAACAGTTGGTTATGTTGCAAGTGCTACATTAGATGTTAACGGTTTTGCTAAACTAACTCCACAAACAGCAGAGCCAACAGCAAGTGAAGGTATTATTGCAATCGCAGACGGTACTAGTTGGGATCCTGCATCAAAAGCAGGTGCAGTAAGTTATCCAGTGTACTACGATGGTAATGCTTGGAACGCTTTCTATTAATTCAGCATTAATAACTCCTAAGTAAATTTCAACTAAGTAAGAGTATGAGCACACTTACACTCTATACATCAGGCTCTACAGAGCAACCAAAAGAAGTTGTCCATTCTTGGGAATACATAAAAGAATGTGCAACCAAAAGTATAAAAGAAATTGGTTTAACCAAACACGATAGAGTATTAGATGTGTTTCCAGCAAACACTATTGCCCACTACACAATCACCGCCGTTCCTGCGTTTTTAAGCGGCGCACAGCACGTTTCTAGTAACTTTAATGCCTATACCTACCCTGAACTGTTTAACCGCGTTAAACCGACGTATATTAGTTTAATACCACGCCATTTAGAACTGTTACAAAAGACCAAAGGCTTTAAAGAGTTGGATATGAGTTGTGTCCGTTATATGGTTACTGGTAGTTCCAAAATAGAACAAAGTTTTATAGATGCATTTAAAGAACGTGGTGTCCAAACTGTAGCAAATTGGTATGGTATGACAGAATTTCCGCCACCTGTAATGATTGGGTATAATAGTACATCATTTGATCTAAACACAATAAAAGACGATCATGTAATGTTTATGCCTGTAACTCCTGATGGCAAATTATGTCAATGCCATATTAACGGTAGAGCAACAGGAGATGTATTTAATATTGAAACAATGGAATTTCACTCACGCATAGAAGAGCCTAATGGAAGAACTTGGAAGAACAATTTTTAATAACGATACTAGAAGAATAGTAAAACTTTCTGAAGTAGATGTCTTTTCTGTAAAAGATTTTTGTGAAGAATGTAACAAATTAGGATTACAAAATAATAAGTCTTTAGAAAGAATGAAGTGGGATACTGCTACTTGGTTTGCGGCATTAGACGAAAGTAAAATTTATTCTATTGCAGGATATCATAAATTAAACATAGACGAACACTCGTATCGTGTGTTATTCCGCGGTGCTCAACTCCCAGGATACAATCCTAATACTTTTAGTAAAGATGTATATGCTAGTGTTGTTCACTGGACTTACTTATTAGAAGCACAAATTAACGATATATTAAAACAAGACCCACAAGCAAAACTTTACATAAGCACAAACATAGATAAAAATAACGATGCACCTAGCAGTCATAAACTTACTAGTATGATGACTCCGTTATTAATCAAACGTAAATTATTAAGTTTAGAATATGAAAATATAGACCTATACTTTACAAAACAAAACTTGTATAGGGTAAATGTTGAAGAATATTTTAAACAGCGTTCTGCTTATTTTGATAGTAAGTAAAGTTTTCGTAGTATAAACCAAGTGTTGCCCAGATAGCATCAGGATACAAATTAGTGTATTTGTTTCCAGTCTTAGCATAGTGTTCCCATAAAGTTTTAGAAAAGTCTAGTTTAGAATAATGCTTCCAAAACTCTGTATCGTTACGTGAACTTAAACCGTAATGATGAAGAATATAATCACTGTTTTCTTTCCAGGTACGTTTAACCATTTTGTTATATGCTCTAGCACCGTAACCTCTTTCAATGCAATTAGCAAGAGTAGTAATACCATGCTGTATCATAAACAATGCATTTGATTCTAACGGATCAATAAATCCTTGACTCATGCCTATAGCAACTACGTTGTCTTGCCAAGCATTTTCTAACCACCCAGGTTGCCATTTAATTAGTCTCGGCTCTTTGTCTTGCCAGGGTGTTAGTTCTTTAGTATATTCTTTAAATTGTTCTAATGCTGTATCATCGTCAACATATTGATCTGCAAAACAGTATCCTGTACCTGTTCTACTTGTTAGTCCAATTTTAAATTGCCATCCGTAATCTCTAGCGATTGTTCTAGTATACGGAACCATTTCGTCAAGTTCAAACGGACAAACCCAAGCACTATTAACTAGATGATGCTCAGATAAATCTGCAAGTGTTTTGTCTTTAACAAATTGTCTACGAAGTCCTGTACAATCAATATACAAGTCATAACCTTCTGGTAATGTATCTAGTGTTGCAATTTCGTGCTTTACACGTTTACAATTATCTTTAACAATACGCCCGGCTTCTTCTGCGTGTAAATGATATGCTACTGCTCTCCAAGCATCGCGATCATATAGATCATTAATACTATGCTTATCTACTTTACCTTGTTCAAACTCTTTGTACCAAGTATTAAATGCATCATTATCGTTGTACCAAAATGTAAATGCAAATTCTTCACCGTCTGGTTTATCCCAACCTTGTTTTATATTACCAAACTTATGTACAGCATCACACTTAGGCATCCATTCTTTTTCATCCATTCCGAAACTTTCAAAGAATGATTTTATCATAGGCAATGTACTTTCACCTACTCCAATGATAGGAATATCACTGCTTTCGATTAGTGTAATTTCAATGTCTGGAAATTTATTTTCTAAGTATCCTGCGGTCCACCAACCAGTTGTTCCGCCTCCTATGATACATATTTTTTTATATTGTGTACTCATTGTTAACCACTTTATTCATATCTTCAATACGTAACTTTGTAATGAAATGTACACGAGTTGTTTCACCTTTATTAAATGTACCGTGTAATTTTTCTGTATTAATCAAGTATGCTTTACCTGGTTGCAAATTATATTCTTTACCTTCAAAATTAAACATAGATTCATTGTTTGCTGTTATTGGCATATGAATCTTGTAAAATTCTTCATTGTCACTATGTAAATTTATCTTAGTTTCAGGCGGGTGAGCAGTAATAACGGTTTGTCTTACAAAAGGCAATGCCTTTAAAAACTTTTCTGCAAATCCAAATATTAATTCTGTTGGAACATCAAACGTTCCTACAACATCATCACCTTTAGAAATATCGTATGGGGAACAGGGTTTCTTTGGATCTTTTAAATTACTTTGGATTGCCCAACCGTACACTTCACTAACATTATGATCTTTAGTGTCTGTATCAGCGTCAGGCGCCCACTTCAAGTAACTGAAATTTGATTGAACTGTATGATAGTAATGTTCTAATTCTTCCAACGAAAACTTGAAGTTATCTAATTCAATGACTTCAAAGTTCTCAGGCATTATTCCATTTCTAACTCAAATGCAATCTGCTTAGATTCCTTGTTTTTCAGATCAACAAATAACATCTCTGACTTAAGAACATTGTCAACTAAATCAAATCTAAATGGAACTGTTACTGCTTTATTTGTTTCTTTAGAAGCAACACCTACATAAATGTTATTAGTTTTTAGATTGAAACTTTCTGTAACACCAGAATCGTTAACATCAAATACTGCACCTGGTGCAATGTTAGACATTGATGGATGCTGTACTGAAGGCATTAACATAATGCTATCACCTACAACAGGCATAGACCCTAATGATCTATCTGTTCTAGTTCTTTTAATTTCTAGTGTATCTAAATTTAGATCAATTAGTTCTTGACACTTTTCCCAAGAACTATGTGCAATTAATCTGTTGTCAACAATAACCCCATTCTTGAAACCAAGTTGTCCAACTTCACTTTCTGAATCTTCAAGTACGTAAGGTACTGAAGTAATTTCATTGCCATCATAAATCCAAAAATGTAATTCTTTAGTTTCGCCCATTACTAATGGTAAGCCTACAATTTTATCGTTGCGACTAATAGCACCGTAGAATGCACCTTTAACTGGAGCAGTAACTAATTTAGTAGAGTAATCGTCTAATGAAAGAACTAACAATTGGTCTGTTGGATTACCGTATGGGAAAAATGCTACTTCGTTAGTCTTTTCAATATATGTACAATGTACAGATGCTGTTTCGTCAGCAACATCACGTGCAATCATTTTTTCTGATTCTGTATCATAAATGATTACAACACCACTGTTTAATGGTGGGTAAATAATTTTTTTACCAACAACTACAGGTCTACCAAAGTTAAAGTGACCGCAGAATGTTTTAGGTGTTTCAACACCATGAATAGTAATTGCTTTATCTTGAATCATTTCAACTGTGTCAGTATCAAGGTCAACTTTAGCCATACGCACAATACTATCTACGTGTTTCTTTTGTGTACGCATTACATAAGCATACTTGCCTACTACAGCAACAGCACGATATCTGTCACCGTCTTCACTTTGCTCACTAAAATCAATAAACTTTACAGTTTCGTTATCAGTGTTAATCTTTAAAAGACCGGCTTTAGCACCTGCATCTTTGTTGTAATCTCTATCGGTTTCGCCCTCAACTCTGACCTTACCGTTAGTAACTACTGACAAAAATGTGCCATTTCCAATGTAATAAGGGTCGTCAAGCACGTTTGTATAATAAACATTTGACATATTTTTCTCCATACTCTATACTATATTTATTTAATATGCGTGGTAATCCCAGCGAAGGTGGTAACATATTCTGGGTCGATTCTAGTTAAAAAATGCACTCGTTCGGTGGTTCCGTTGTTAATTGTGCTATGATTTACTATAGGATTAATCATATATATTTTGCCTGGCTTCATTACATACTTACGCTCGTCGTTTTCACCAAAACAGAATAGTGCTTGATCATTTGAGTGCATTGGAATATGCAACTTCTTATATGATCCATCATGATGATTATGCACACGGGTGCCTGGTGGATGCTTAATTGCTAGTAACTGTCTTAGTGCTGGTTCGCCCCACTCTTTAATCATCTTGTTTACTATACCAAATTTATATACACTCATAATTTTAGAATCAGCATAAAACCCATCACCGTCGGCATCTAAATCGTATTTTTCTAATTCAGGATAATGTATAGGATTAACATGACGTTTTCCTGCACAAGGAATGTTACGTTCGGCAGGCCAAGATATTCCCCAACCGCTAACGTTGCCTTCGTAGTTTCCTACCCTATTTGTTTCAGTCCACATTTCAAAAATTTCTTTTTTAATGTATTCTTTTAATCCAAAGTGAAATTCTAAATGTGCTAGATCAGTTTTTAGTACATCATAATAATCTTCAAGCAACGAAATATCAATAGTTGCTTTAAACTCAATAATATCCCAGTCATAACTATTAAGAAATTCTGGTGTAAAATCTTCTGGGTTGTAATCTGTTATGTATCTGTCCATGTTGTCCTTAGCATTTCTTTTACATAGTAATAAGAATTAACTGCGCCTGGTGTAGGCTTTTGTTCATCAGTATTTAACAAAGTTTCTTTTATAAAGTCTGCAACTGCTTTACTTCTTACTTGTCCTTTTATACAATAAACATGAACATTAGCATCTTCAGGAATAGTTTTTATAAATTTTACTAATTCGTCTGCCTGGTATCCACGCATTGCTTTTGCTTCAAACCACATATCAAAGTCGCCGCCCCACTTTCGAGTGTCCTCGGGAACATCGTCAAACTTTAATGTTATAACGTTTGAATGTTGTCTTTTAAAATACGGATCACAATGTGGGCCGCCTGACGGCTCAATACAAATAAAGAAATCTTTTTTATTATCAACAGTTGTGTCGTCTATGTCATTAAACTTTGCATAGGTAATAAAACTTTCTTTTGATCTATATTCTACTAACATCTTCAGTCCATACCTTTCCGTACAAGTGTATTCTGTTTGTACTACCTTTGTTTTCTACACTATGCGGAATAGTTGTGTTGACAAGATATGCCCAACCCGGTTCCATATGAAATTCTTCGCCTCCAATAATCCAATTACTATCTTCATTAGTATGAATTGGAATATGTACACGCAATTTGTCAGGTTGATCTTGATGTGTAATTAATTTTGTTCCTGGGGTATGTATTGTTACCAACCACTTTTTACTTTTAAAAGGTAATTGCTTTACAAGTTCTAATCCGTATCCTGTAAAACATTTACGAGGATTTAATTCATCATTATCGTTGTCACGATATTCCTCTTTAGCACATCCTTGTTCAAATGGTTTAGGTCCAGGTTCATCACTGTTCCAACAAAGTGTATAGTATGCCGCATCATCTGGCAAGTAATGTCCTGTCTTTGCTTCAGGATCTACAATAGGAAACTTCCATACGTGATGATTTTCACCAATAACAAACTTCCAATCAGAATAATTTTCTTCAAGAGTTTTATACCACTCTTGTATTTTTTCTACATCTACTTCAAACAATTTTTTAACTTTGAATCCTAAGTCTAAAGGTTCACAAGTTTCAATATATCGTTTGAAATCTTGGGTGTGTTGTTGCGTTTCCATTTCTTACACTTTCATATAGATCAACTCCAATGTAATCATGACCGTATAACACTAGGTCATCAGGTATGAGTTGTCTAAATACTTTCCACTTTTCTTCTAATTGCTCTGGTTCAACGTTCCAATGTAACATTTCGCTGGACCATATATTTGTAGTCCACAATACTTTTGTACCATGTACATTATTTATTTGGTCAAATAATAGGTTTGGCTCGTTAACAATATCAACAAGATGGAACTCGTGTTTTAGTTCTTTATAACGTGACCATAAACGCTGGAATGCTAAACTGCCACCGTGTTCTTTCATTTCTTGTTCCCAGAATTGCTTGTAGTTTCCTCTATATGTTGAACTAAAGTTATATTCTAAGTCGTGTTCTAATAACCATTTATCTAAATCATAGCCATCCCACGTTTCAAGTAAGTGCTTTTTATAGTTTAAACTTGCTTCACACCAATCAAAGTAATGTACAGTAGTGCCCCTATGGAATCCGTTGGCATTTAATATAGCAAGAGGCTTAAAGCCTGCGGCCGCAGTAAAGAAATGATCAATATACTTTCCGTTTGTACGCACACCTTCACCTGAAAGTGTTTCTGTGTTAAAAGCATATACCCTATCTTTTTCAATATCTTCTTGATATGCTAGTTTTCTTATCCAAGCGGCTTGACTTTGATTAAGTCCTTCGTCTTTAGTTTTATCTACCCACGCTTCTGCAAGTTTATCCGACTCTATGTATGGATATAAAAATACTTTACAGTCACGCATATCATTATCTAAGTTGTCTATGGTAATGTTATTGCGTAATGCTAGATCAATCCAGTTACTTCCGTCTGCTGTTGTAGCATATTTTGACTCTCCGTTACCTGTTTTAATCCAGGCTGGCGTGTAATTGCTATGAATTGTTTCTTCACTTAGTTCATAATTTTGTAATGTTGGCTTACGATCCCAGTATACACCTATTTCATCAAATGCTGGTTTGCCTAGTTCAACCCACTTAGCAATGTTAACAAACAAATACTGTCTATGTAGTCCTGGATAAGCACCTGTTGTAAGATAGTGTTGCTTTTTCTTATCCATAATATGCCCTATTACAAAAAACTGCGGATTCTTTTCAGCATATTCTACACTTTTCTGCACTAAACTTGGACCTCGATATAAAAGTAACCCTTGACAAGCAATCATAGCATAATCTTTTCCTTTTGCTAATGCTTCTTCAAGTATTGTTTCTACTTTATTATGGAATCCTACATAATTACAGATACCCATCTTTAACATACGATTAATATAAAAGTATGTCATGTCAAATGTACGTTTTTGTAAAAATTTATTAGGTATATCTCTTGAAATATCTAAAATACCAATTGCAACTTTGTTATCAATGTTTAGATTCTCGTAGTATCTGTCTACTGTAATGCTATTCCAGTCTTTCATGTTACCCTCTATTAGTATAGTAACTTTGTCTTAGCACGTAGAAAAAATCTCTAATACGTCTACCCAACTCATAATGTATAATCATATGAATGCGAGGCTTATCACTATTGTTCCAAACACTATGAACATTTGAAATATCCATTAAAAATGCACTACCATTATCTTCAAACGGTACAATGCCTTTGTCTTTAAAAATAAACTTACAACCTTCTGGATTATTCAAACTAATATTACAAACACTTAAACGTTTTTCTGTATCTGGCCTATCTTGATGTGGTAAAATATATCCGCCGGGTTCGAGCAACATAAAACGTACACGGTTTAAGTATTCTGCAGGCCAAACATCTGTTAAAAACTTTTTAGTTACAGGACACTTATCTGCTACGTATGTCCAATTTAGTTCTTTAATAATTTCACTACGCTCACCGTAAGTGTCAAGACTTTGTGTATCATCATTAAGTCCGTGTATTGTTAAACTTTTCCAACCTTTACCATATGTATCTTCTCTATGCGAAAAAAACTTATCTGTAAGTGCTTCTGCTTCTTTATGCATTTCTTTCCATGGCTGGTTATCTAACGCACTTAGCCTAAAGCAAGGCCAACCACTTTCCATTATTACCCATTTAGGATCAAATTGTTCAGGGTATTGTACACTAATTGGGTCTTTATGTTGTTCAAAAAGTGTTTGAAGTTCAGTCATGTTTCCTCATTTGAATTAAAGTATCTGTTAAATATACTTATCAGAACAGAAGGGTCTGTCAAAACAATATGAGATGCAAATATTTAGATAACCAAATTAATGTTGGAACTGACGGTCAGTATCGTCTTTGTTGTATGAGTTTAGAACCACCTAACAAGTATAACATCCGTACACATACTCCACAAGAATGGCACGACAGTGAATTCCATAGAGGCGTTAGAGAGCAAATGGAAAGAGATGAATGGCCAGATGCTTGTAAACGTTGTCAACATATGGAAGAACGAGGACTAGGAAGTCAGCGTCAAAAAACACGCAGGTATGGCCCTGGTCTTAGTCATTTAGATATTCGTGTAGGTAATAGTTGTAATTTAAAATGTATTAGTTGTTGGCATATGAGCAGTAGCAGTATTGCTGAAGAAGCCATTGCTATGAAAAAAGCAGGCATTGAACCATTACATGGTATTCTTGAAGTTCCTAATTTTAACTGGGGTACTGAAGAAGCATTTGATAAATTATTAGATTTGCCTTTACAAGAAGTGTATATGACAGGTGGCGAACCTATGATGGTAAAACACTTGCCTACTTTTTTAGAAAAACTTGATAGATCTGTAACAATTAGATTTAACACTAACTGCACTATTTGGAATCCTAAACTTGAAAAACTTTTAAGAGAATTTAAAATGGTTATTATGAGTTTTTCTTTAGATGCAACTGATAGACGTATTGATTATATTCGTCATGGCTCTAAATGGGAAGAAGTAGAACGTAACGCACTACGTTGGGCAGACTTTTGTAAAGTTGATATTAGTCCAACAATTAGTATTTTAAACGCATGGTTCTATGATGATATTAAAGAGTATGCAGACAAACAAGGTTGGAAAGTTTTTGAAAACTTATTAATGTTACCTGATTGGTTACATATTAAAAATGCTCCTGACGAACTTAAAAAGCAATTCCAAGGAGTTGACAAATGGTCTAATGATCCTGCTGATCCTGAAATTATTGAACACTTTAAAAGATGTATAACAAGATTAGATAACTTTAGAAATATGCATATTAAAGATTATCTACTACCGGTGGCAAAAGCATATGGACTTGATTAAAGAAAATAAACAAAAGAAAAGAAGCGTATATAAACTTGAAGACCGTTATAGAAAGGTCTGGCACTTTAGTGATCCACATTGGTTAGAAGAACACGTTGATCTAGTTGAAGAAGTAAATCCAGGATATATTATAGGACAACATTGTGACGACAATGAAATGTATATTGATATGCTACCAATTGAAGGTACTCCTGCTAGTCAATTTCAACATACTCCTGAGTTTATGAAAAAGATTTATCACTTCTGTATTGACAACATTAACGAAACATCACCATACGCACACGGTGACTGGGTACTAAGTAATATTATTATTAACGGTGACAAAATGACACTTGTTGATTGGGATAATGTAAACTTATATCCACCTCACATGGTATTAGAAAAAATGCAAGACGATTTAAAAAGTGCCTTTGGAGATAAATTTGACCCCGCAAGCCTTTAGTTACCCTACTGTTGCAAACAATGGATTTATCTATTGTGCGCCTTACGGATTAAACGATGTAATTAATTACATGATAAAGTTTGATCCTAACACGTATCAAGTAACTCGGATTCCTTTAGAAGTTAATAACTCTACAGAAAAATGGCAGAATGGTATTGTTTACCGTAACTTAATTTATTTTCTACCCTATAATGAAAGTAAAATATTAGTGTTAAACACAGATGACGATAGTGTAGAATATATTGAATTAAATGTTGTAGGAAGAGGAAAATATATCCAAGGACATATTTTTGATAATCGTATAATTGCATTGCCGTACGGCGAACACGAGTCATATAACTGGGCATTAGATTTCAATATGGATACTAATGAAGTTAAGTTAAATTATTTAGAAGTAGATGACGATACTAAACGCTGGCACACTACACAAATGCTAGACGGATACATAATTGGTTTGCCGCGTGGAGAAGATTTAGAAACACATTTTAATCACGGCATTGTATATGACTGCTTTGATAATTCTTATGAACTAACAAATTTAGTTGATAAATGGGCAGACTACGATAAAGAAAAATACTGCAACAAAAAATTTACTACTGTGGCAAAAGCAAACAAAAAATTATACGCTCCGCCGTATAGCGAATATCCTGGGTTTGATATTTTAGCAACTTATAAAACTAGATCTTTTGCTACTAGCGAATCTTGGTCTTTTACAAAAACTGGTATTACGTCTACTAGCAGAAAGTACTTTACACACGTTGTTGCTAGTAATGGCAAAATATTCTTTCCACCGGCAGGACACGACGAAGACTGGAGTGAAATGTTAATTATTGATAGTAACACAGACAAGTGGCACATTAAAGATTTAGGCATAGGCAAAGAAAGTAAAAAATATTTTGCTGGGGTAGAAAACAGTCAAGGTAAATTGTATTTTATTCCAAGAGGTGGCTGTGTATGTGAGCCTGAGGATACTTGGAAAAGTCAAGGCGACCTAGCAGAAGTATTAGTAGTAGATACAAATACAGAAGAACACTATACAGTCGATGTTGGTGAATACTTTAAAGACAATACTACTATTGAAAAATATAATAAATGTGTTATAATTAACGATATTATATATGCTTTTCCATACGGAGAAAGCGACAGTTTCCAAACTATATTAGTGTTTGACACTATTAAAGAAAAAGTTATCAAAACAATAGACTTAAACAATGTATAAAGCATTTGAAGATTTTTATAAAGAAGCACGTATTAGACATCTTGTACTAGAAGTAAACAAGGACGAATTAGTTAGTCCTCCATTTGGTACTCAAAACAATCCGTCATACGATATGTGTGCATTCTATAAAGATCACACCACACTTGTATCACTTGATGTTCCAAATGCAACTAGCAAATTTAATGCAGTCGGTGTTACTGACGATAGCATATGGCTTATACCTTATGGCATTTATGATGACTTAAATGTTGTAGTACAAATAAAAGATAAAACGCCTATCTATCATAAACTAGATAAAAAAGGCAAAGGACAATTTTATAGTGTTGCTAGTCACGGCAATACCGCTTGTAGTTTTCCATTAGGTTATGAAGATACGCAATTCTTGATTTACATTAACAATAATAAAGTTAAAACTATCGACGTTGACACAAATGAAAAGAAAGCACACATGGGTACTGTTTATTGTAACGGAAGTTATTACAGTATGCCAAGAGGTGAAAGTGTTCATTATTCAAACATACTAGAGTTTGACGGTAAGAAGGTAATCAAACACAAATTGAATTTACCTAAAGTATCACGCAAATATACTGATGCTGTTGTTGTAGGTAACAAACTTTTTAGTTTACCATTTGGCGAAACAGCAGGATTAAATGAAGTAATTGAGTTTGATACAAAAACAAAAGAATACAGATTATGGAAATTAAACGTAGACGACTTTGCTAAAAAATATAACACACAAGTATTAGTTGATGATGTTATTATTGGATTACCGTACGGTGATGAAGATAGTAATGATAGCGATAAAGGTATAATCTTTGATACTATTACAAAAGAAAGTTTTCAATTTAGTATAAAAGAATCTTATGGTGGTAAATTTAGATATCGTAGTGGTATTGCTTATAAAGGGTCTGCATACTTTTTACCAGCAGGAACCCCAGGGTGTGCCCTTTATAAAATTGACACAAACGGTATTTGGATATCAAAAACATATCCAGATAATTTAATGTTTGGAAGACCTGTAATTTACAACGATGAAATACATACTATTGTATATAACACGCACGATAACAGTTCCAATTTAGTAAAATTAAATGACTGTTTAGACATAGAAACGGTGTCTATACTATGAAGTGTTACGCACCTTGGCATAGTATTTTGGTACGTTTTAATGGTGATATTGTACCCGACGGAGTGTATGCAAATCGCTACGGTAACGTGCTAGAATCGTCTTTAAACACCGTCTTAAACAGCATTACAGCGTCATACACAAAGGATTCTATACGTAAGGGTCAGTTACCACCCGAGTGCGATAAATGCCGCTTAAAAGAGGCTACAGTAGGTCATAGCAGGCGTTTATTCTTCCGTGATATACTAAATCCAATGTTGGAAAATACCAATTACGATTACACCAAAAACTTCCATGACATATACTTTTTGGAATTCAATATGAGCAATATCTGTAATTTGAAATGTCGTATGTGCAATGGTATTAGTTCAAGTGCTTGGGTCAAAGAAGAATTGAAATTGGCTGAACTAAACAAAGATTATAATAGGCCAGTAGATCATCCAGAGTTTGGTTATACAAATAAAAGCGATCAAATTATTGCAAAACTATTTGAAGATCCTACACCATTTATGAACTTGCGTTACCTAAGCATCAAAGGCGGGGAACCGTATATGGAACCTTCAAACAAAACTATTCTTAAAAAGTTTATTGACTTAGGTATTGCTAAAAACATTACACTTGATTGGACTACTAATGGAACCATTGTTGACGATGAAGTACACGAACTTGCAAAACAGTTTGGCCATACAAAATGGACCGTAAGTGTTGAAGGAACTGGTAAACTATACGAATATATTAGAGGTGGAAATAATTTTACGTTTGAGCAATTAAACGAAAATCTAAAACACTACAATTTTGATAGAGTTATTATTGCTGTTACTGTTATGGCGTATAATATTGCACACTTACATAAAATTCAAGAATGGTACGATAGTGTTAAAAAAGATAATTGGTCAATCTACTTTAATAATGTAGTTGTACAACCGCCATATCTAAATCCAAGAGTTTTACCTAACAGCATTTTAGAAAACATTGAACACAAATTTGATTTTGTAAATTATACAAATAATGATACAAATTTAACTGAAACTTTTGTACAGTATACAAAAGATCTCGATAAGTTACGCAATACAAACGTACTTGATCATTGTCCTGAACTTAGTAGTCTGTTTGAATAGGATCAACAGCAAGATAATGAATGTTCATGTTACGTGGACTATCAATTAGCCATTTAACAAGTTTACCTGCGTCAAGCAAACTAATCTTTTTCCTATCACTTTTATTGTTTGTTGTTTTAGAATCAAGTTGACCAAAAGCAATATTGCTTACACGAACTTTACTATTCCCAAATGCACAATAGTTTGAATACATTTTACTTGCTTCGTCTAACGCAGTTTTACTTTCAAGATAACCTTCTGGACTATAACCGTCACGCCAGTAACTTGTTGTACTAGAAATGTTAATTATATGTAACCCTTTAAACGTTTTGTAAACTTTATGCAACAGTTTTTCTTGTCCGCTGTCTGGTATTAATAAACTATTAACAAACACATCTGCATTTTTAACATAGTCAGCAATAGCATCTAAGTCAGTCATATCCCAACCATTGTGTCTACCTATAAACTCAACATTATTATGATTATATGCTTCAAAGATTCCTTTAGAAAGGCCTTCGTAGTTTGGGTTTCCTGTTACAATTATTCGCATAACTCTTTCCTAATGTATATATCGCTCAAACAACTACATACACTTTTACCACATACAATTTCTTTTTCGGGTAATTTGTAACGTTCTAGATTTCCTAATGCGCCGCCATATTGACAGTCTGCTCTATATATGTTTCCCCACATATCAATATTAATTCCATCAATGCCTGCCCAACATTTCCAATTCCTAAAACGATTTTTACTTTCTGATATTAAATCATTGGCAGTTACAGGTGAATCATCTAACAGCAATTCTCCTCTGTGTAACTGTGCGTCTGGAAGGTTAGTAAAGAAAGGCCAATTCTTAATTGTGTCTAATTGGTCTTGTGTGTAGTTTGCTGGTGTATTTGTAATTGCATCTATGTTAGACTTATCTAAAATTATTTTAGGCCATACACTAACATTATCACTGCTTGAATATAGTTCTTCTGCAATGTCAAACATTTCATTAAAGTTTTCAGGCGACAACATTAGATTAACAAATACAGGACAATAACTTTCTTGTATTACTTCTTTAATATGTTCTAGATTAGCAAACTCTGGATGGTATGAAATAATATAACCGTCTGTGTACTTGCTTATTTCTTTGTAATATTTTACACGCTGACTGCCGTTAGTTAGAAAACTAAATGTGTGACCTTGTTTTTTTACAAGTTTAGCAAGATCTAAAAAATGTTTCCAGTATGTAGGTTCGCCGCCACTCACTCTATAACAGATTTCTTTTGGTACTTTAAAATTTTCAACAAAACGTTTTACTGTTTCCCATTGGGGTTGTCCAGTACTTCCGTTGTGTAAATGATCCGGACAATAGGAACAGCGATAGTTACACTTGTTACTTAATGTCCAACTAACAAGAAACCATTCTTCTTTTGCTTTGTTTTGGTACTCTAATTTCATTCTGCCATTGTGTTGTCTAGTATTAATTTTTGTGTACGCTCATTTAGTTTTACTGTTAAAATAAGACTATACAAGTTATCACTAAAACTAAACACACTATGATCTAATTGGAAGTTTGTGAAGTAAACATACCCTGCTTCTGGATATAAAGGTTTACCGTCAACTAACTGTACATAATTCTCAGGACTGCATCTGCCAAATACTACTAATAGTCTAAAGTATTCTGGACTAGTTCCGTGAAAATCTCTATGTGGTGGGAAAAATCCACCTTGATCAATACGTAATAAATGTACACGCCCGATGTCTGGCGAAAATATATCTACTAGTTTTGCAATTTCAGGAATTTTATTATACACTTCTGTAGGTGTATTAAAGTTTTCTTCCTTCATTTCAACATTGTGATATTTTTGCATATGGCCAAAACTATTAAGATGATAATTGTCCATTACATCACCTGAATGACTAGTTACAGGTAATCCCCAACGATTATTATGCTTGTCTTTTTTAACATTATAAGGACACCAGTTATTTTTAAACTGTTCTAACTGCTGTTCAACAGCATGATGATCAATATGCCATTTGAGTTTTACTTGGTTACCTAGATTAACTAGGCTTTGCCAACGCAACGCTCTTTCTATTTCATTTTGATCCATTATATTCCTTTCCGTAACTGTCGCAAACTAGTTGCATAACACCGCTCCAATCATCAATTGGTTCGCTGTGTATAATTATATGTATCCTTGGTTCATTACTTTTGTTCATAACCTGGTGCATACTTCCTAAATCAATTAGTCTTGCTTCGCCTTCTTGCCATTCTACATTACCATAATTTTCAATATCAAATATTGTACCTTCTGGATGCGTTATAGCAACATTAATACCGGCTAACAGTTGTCCATTTGGATAGTCTTTATGCGGACTAATATGCCCACCCGGGTCAACTATCATTATTCTTACCCTACCGTACTTTTTAAAAGGTATATTCTCAGTAATCCATTTTTTAGTTAAAGGAAAATACTTTGCAACATCAGTCCAAGTTTTTTCTCCTAACATAAATCCCTTTTCTTTGTATGCTTGATCACTGTCGGTCATTGTTGAACTATGACCGTGTAGTGTTAAACTACGCCACCCTTTACCATAATCTTCTCTATGTGGTACTGCAAGATGTAAACTTTGCAATATTTCTTCTCGCATAGCACCGCTTGGCTTTGGTACATCTAATCGTAATGTAGCAAGTCCGCTTTCATGTCTAATCCAATTAAACTGTTCGACTAGATCCATGGTAACACCTTAAACTTATCATCAAGTTTCATATCAACTAGTTCTCTAGCAGGGGCTTGGAAATATATACCGTTAACAGTACACATATCAACATACCATTCAATTTTATCTTCTGCTAGTACTTGCATTAATTTATTTTGCCTTGTTAGTCTTGCTTTTGCATCAAACATAATACAATTAGGCAAATATAAAAATATATTACTTAAACAAAATAATCCTGTTTCACCTTTGCACTTACGCAAAAACTTACGCACTTCTTCTAAATCAAACACATCAAGTTCGTAATATTCTGTTGATGTCATATTAAATGCTTTTTGATGATTTTGTAAAGCCTTAGGACTAATATCAATAACATACATATACTTAGATTCAATTTGATCTACAGTATTGCCACTTGCTAATACAACAGCACAGTCTGGTTTTAAATCTGTTTTAAGTGTTTGTTCTGTATTTTTTCTAAAGTAAACATTATAATTTAATAAACTATTTAAAATAGCCATATCCTTAACTGTATATTTTTCTTCAAGAAAAATTGTACCAATTGGTGTGCCTTCTGTTTTAGAATATGAAATATCTCCCTGACAATTTCCTGTGTGAAATTCAGTAATATTTCTTGCTATATTGTTTAGACTATTATTTTTATAGTCTACTTCTTTCCACGTAATATTATTCATTTTCAATTTTATATAACGGCATTGCAAACTTTTTGCCATCATATTCCACTTCAACATACTTTTCTACAAGACCTATGTGCCACGAATCAATAGTATTATCTGTTATAGTTAAATTGCCACTAGTAATATTTCCATGTGTAATTAAATTTCCTTTACTATCAAGTTTTAATCTAGCACTCATATCGTCATTGTCAGATAACGCTATAATCATTTCAGTAGCAACTGCACCTTGTTTATTATAATCGTCTGCTACAAAAAATTGGATAGCGCCTGTTAACGGACTTTCACTATGACAGTAACCTAAACTATTGCCTGGTTTAGTTCTTGCGTAAACTTGAAACCCACCCAATGTATCACCTGCTTCAACTGGCAGTTTGTTAGTTTGATCTCCACGCGATTTAGAAAGTCCAATAAAGATAGGCGACTTTCCATCTGTAGCACCGTCAAGATATAATAACTGTTCGTTAGCACTTGAACGTACAACCAAGTGTCCGTTTTCTGTGTCTGTACCAATTATAGTTTGTTTGTGTAGTTCGTTTGGGTCAATATCATCGCAAACAATTTTAAATCCTACTTCCATAATGCCTCCAGTTCAGGAAACACATCAGTTAAATTTTGTTCCCTAGTATTGTCATTGATTTTTAAATACTCTTTCATTGCAGGAAGTTTATGACTCCAGTCCTCTGAATTCATATAATCTACAAGACCAAACCAACGTTGTCTACCATATGGATTCATTGCAAATTCCATATCACGTTGAAAACTAGTAGCAAAAGTTTCTAGTTTGATTGTTATTTCTTTTTTAAGTTCTTTAGGTAATACTCTTACATTTAGATGACTTGGCAAGTATACCAAATGCAATCCTATAAGTCCTGCACCGTATGGTGCTTTGTTAATTTTTTTAAATTTTTGTGCTAACTTCCATTCAGCAAGATCTGTAACACGATAAATGTTTAATGCTTGAACTGCACACGCAATATTAACTGTAATATTATCTGATGTTTCATCTAGCAGTTTTAGATTCTTTTCTATAGTTTCAAACTTACTAGGGTATCTAATATAATCATTTTGTTCGCCTATTGCATCTAAACTAAAATTAAATTTTACTTCTTTAAACTGTTCCCATAATGCTATTAACTTTTCGCTTATTTCTGTACCATTTGAATTATAACGTAAAATACAGTTCTTTGCGTGACCTTCTGCAACCATAAACTCTAGTATAGCATAATGCTCCGGAATCATTAAAGGTTCGCCACCGGCAAAATACAATTCTTTAATATGCTGTGCTTGATTTTTCATCGTATCAAGGAAACTGCCTTTCTTATACCAAGTATAATCATATGAACTATCCCAGTCTTGATCTTTAAGTAACAAAGGATCTTTATACTGCGGATATTGTAGTTTCCAATCTTTAATCCAACTTGAACTGTCATGTGGTGAACACATTACACATTTTAAATTACACATATTACCTAAACGTAAATCAAAATAAGGAATGTTTACAGGCAAACTTCCATCAAACTGTGTTTGTGATACAATACTATCAATGTCTAAACGTCTGTTCCATACTTCTGTTTCCCAATTACGTTTACTCTTGATACCCTTTGCTTCTTCTTCAAAACACTTACGACAACTTTCAGGTACTTTATTGTTTAACATCTGTAGTCTTGTTCTACGCATATGATCACTATTCCAAACTTCTTCAATAGTATGATCACGAACATTCATAGCAATTCCATCTTTCTTTACAAGACCTGCTGTTTTATCATCATCTTCACCCGCACCACTAGCATTAGCAGTACAACACACACGCACATCGCCGTTAGGACGAGTTGCTAAATGTATCCACGGTAACGGACAAAACTTATCTGAATTGTTCTTTGAATACGTCATATGTTCCACATTGTTTTTTACATTCTTTTAAAGGATTAGTTTTCCAACCCTGTTCTATTTTATTAAAGAAGTTTGAAGAAAAGATTTCTTGCATAGTATTACTATGCAAATTAGGATAATTTCCAAAATGATTCATAAAATCAATTCTACTTGTCGATGTTGGTTGTATGTAATCATGATCTAACCAACAACAAGGAAGTAAGTTTCCATTGGCACCTATGTAAATTGCACGTTCTTCTTTTACTTTACATTTAATTGTGCAAATTTCTTCTGATGCTTTTACTTCTTTAATTTTTTCTTTATGTTTTACACTCTTTTCTGTTGGGTAAAGTGTATCAACTTGTTTTCCTGTTTTATCTAATACAGGTAATACGTCATCTCTAAATCTACTTGTGTTTTTACTGTAAAACTCTTTGAAGCCAATAGTATCTGCTAATTCTTTACACGCTTCTTTTTGATGTGCATTATGACTAAAAATTAACATATCCCAAATAGCATATCCGCCAGCATTGATAAATGATTTTGCATTTTCTATAATTTTATTCCAGTCTGTACCAATACGATATTTACTGTGTGTATCTTCTAATCCATCAATACCAAAACGAACACGCACATTTAAATTAGCAAGATCTTTAAACCATTCTGTATTCCTAGCACTACCGTTTGTATTCATGCTTAAACTAATCGATGGATTTGTTTCACGTAAATATTGAAATATTTCAAGTGTGTCATTTGCAATAATAGGATCGCCGAAATTACCACACATATACAAACGATCTAGTTGACGTACAATGTTTCTTGGAATCCAATTTACAAATGTTCCTAGATCAACTTCGTTTAGTTTAAGGAAAGGATTTAACGGACCGCCTTGTAAATTTCTAGCACACATAGGACAAGAGGCTTGGCACTTTGACGTTACTTCTAAATGTATCGCTCTAATGTCTTCTATATTATACACGTTTCTTACCTATAATCATAAATCTATTATACTTATCGAGCCTAAGTGTTGCACCAGTAAAAACTTTTATTTTAGATTTATCTGAAAAGTTCATTAAATCCTTTGAACAGTTAATATGCTCATCTAACTCATCATAGTCATTACTTTGTAAAACTATAGTAGCATTTTGTGGAACATTGCTTAACCATTGCTCGTACTGTTCTTGTGTAATATGTTCGCAACTTGTATTAATGACAATATCTGCTTCATACTTATAATCACACATATCTGCTGTAACTGATTTAAAACGTCCTTCCATCTCTTGACGTTTGTTCATTGTACTAGCAATTTGTTCGCACTCTGAATCTATATCTACCGAAGTAATATGTTCAACATTAATATCGCTATTGAATATCATACTTGCTAACACACCGTTCCACCCTCCGTGTATTACAATTCTATTTTTGCTAGGCAATGCTGATTGTTCTAGTTGTTCTATTAACCAACGTTTACTACGCAACTGTCCTTTCCAAAAACTTTCAAGTGTGCGATACTTGTCTTCGCTATTGCGTATAGCGTCCATCCAAAACATAATATCATCTAATTCAATTTTCATAATTCATTTACCAGTTGATCAAATAATTCTTCGCCTAATATGTAATACAATGATACAACTACAAATATAAACCATAATAACCAAAACACATAATAGCCTAACTTTGTCCAACCTAAACCTAATACCTTATATACTTTTTTCATAGGAAAATATTTTTCAAATAATGTAGTAATATCCCATACAAATTTAAGCATGAATATCCACATAAATGCTCTAACGTATTTGTTCTTTATATCAGAAACTTTAAAATTTGCTTGTGCTTCTTTTACTTTTTTATCATGCGCCTTGAGGCGTTCCCATAACTTCTTCATAGTTTTACCTTTGGTATTTTGTTATCTGCACTACTAACACAAGTATCAGTAACGCATTTAGATGGTGTCTTAAACAGCGTAAAACCGTGTGTAAGTGTACCTAATGGTTCGTCACTACAACTATATGCCCTCTTAACTTCATTACCACGTATAATACAACTTTGATATCCTGCATTACAGTTCCACCCTTTAAACTTATTAAATCCAAAAGCATTAAACCGTTCTGCTTGATCTATTTCGTATTTTATTCCATCATTTGTTTCGAGGCGAACTTGTGCGACTTCTTCTCCGTCGATTTCTTGCGGGAATCCTGTTTGTAATTTTTCCAGTTGATCATCTGTATAACCAGAGACCACAAATGACGCAGTAGGATCTGATTGCGGCTTGAGTGTGACATGAATTCCCCTTTCATTTAATCTTGCACATCTATCGTAATATTCGTTAAAGTGTTCTGGAACCATAACTTGATTAACTGTTACAAGTGTATTATTTTCCATAAGCATTAAACACTTATCACCAAATTCTTTTTCGTCAGCAAACTCTGCATGATAACTTGCTGTTAAACTTCTTCTATCCATAACAAAGGTTTTATCTAACCAACGCATCCACCATGACTTGTTAGGAGATAGATTAGTTGTCATGTGAATACTTAAATATGGACTTTTAAAATCTTCATAGTATTGAATTAGTTCAAGTAGGTGTTTGTATGCTGTTGGTTCACCACCACTAAAACTAAAATGAAATTTGCTAAATCCGTTATCATTTGCTTGGCGTTTAATTTCATCTATTGTGTGTTTATATGTCTGCAAACTAAAGTGATCTGGTTTGTCTGTATTAGCATAAGGCCAGCAGTAACTACATTTGTAATTACAAAATCTTCCTAGTATCCAACTAACAGAAAACACGCCTTCGTCAAGCATTGTTTTTTGACCGAAGCGTGTAATCTTGTCAAATGGAATTTTTTGAAAATTGCTCATGCAACCAATCCCAATCGTTTATAAGTTTTAAAGACTCAGGCTCATTACGGTGAGCAAGACCAAAGTCACTACCACGGCGAGCACCATCGATACAATAGTTTCCGAATGGTCTGTCCATGCCTTTTTGACACCAGTCAGTAAGTCTAAATAAAGTTTCTTCATCTTCTTCTCTATCAATGATTTTACTAGACAATTTTACACATTCTCTAAATGCACTTTTCCAAGTATTAAAAGGATCTGTATTAAAAGCAGTAATATTGCTAACTTGATCCATTGCTTTAAAGTTATCACTAATACTTGTTGTCATATCAACTGTCTCAGTATTCATTTTTAGTGTTAATGACCGAGGTAATAACTTTACTCCGCCATACCCATAAACTAAATCATTTACAGGATTTTCACAACGCCATACGTGAACTGTATCTACATTGTACTCGTCAACTTCGTAACTAAAATCAAAGTCATCTTTAATAATAGCATCACCGTCTACCACCCAAAACATTTTTGTAAAACATTTTTTTGCCGCGGCAATATGTGCATTATGAATTCCTTTTACACCATGAACACGTTTAGCCATAGGAAACTTTTCTTTTAACTTTGCATATACTTCATCTGCATTGGGTTCTTGCCAACTTATAAAAACTATATCATACATATTTTGCAATATCCTCTGCTAGTTGTTTTTGTATATGTCTATCAACATGACAGTTATCTGGAAACTTATCACTTTTATTCATTAGGTCAATAACAACTTCGTAATCTTCAACAATGCTTCTAAATTCTGTTTCTATACCTTCTGGAATATCCGGAATGTTTAGTTCAGGTCGTTGTCTAGCAAACATACGTAATGCATCTGCCGCATTTTCTGTTAGGTCGGGTCTACGTCTACGTACATTTTCTGCTGTACCCCAAGAACTAATTAACGGAACCGGACGTTCTATAATACTATCCATCCATCCGCGATGAACGTGTTTAATAAAAGTGTATTGTGAAATATCTTCTGGTAATTTTCCCCAGCCTTCAATTACTAACCATGGAATATTAGTTTCTTCATAAATTTTTTGTGCGCCGTCTAGTGCAATTTTAAGCAGGCCGTCATTTATTTCTTTAATTGACTTTGCTTCTGCTACTAGCGGATCACTTTGTTTATGATACTTCTCTAAATCATACAAGCCTGCTTCATCTGGCCATAAACTTCTTTTTAAATCTCTACAAGGCTCTGTTAGCATCCATATAATTAAATCAGGATTATAAAAAACAGGACTTGTAAAGCAAGGTGCTAATCCTAGTGCTTCTTCAACTTTAAAAATACTTTCGAAATTTCCTGCTCCGCCAAAAGCATAGTTAACTGTACAATGACCCATTTGATCTAAATGATAACCAAAGCCTGGCCAAACAACTTGAAAAGGTTTAGGAAAATCACCGCTTAAATATTTTTCTTTATTCCAAGGACGAAACACTTCTGGATCGTTGTTGTTAGCACACCCCGGCCCAGGAATAATTGTTCCCCACTCACCTAGTGCATTGCTATCACCAACTATTAAAATTTTTTTCATCTTGTATTACCATAATGATACACTTTAAGCGTATCAGACTTAAATTCTCTCCACGGGTCAACAACAATACTATCGTCGTTGAGGAAACAATAAAGTTTAGGATGTGCTAGTAAAACAACTGCACTAAAAGGACCTTTTTGCGGACTTGCTAAAGGATCGACTTCAATACAGTGATATCCTAATTCTTTACAGTAGTGTCCTACAAGCAAACTATAACTTCCGTCTTTGTATGGAACATCAGGCTTATACGCAATTCCATTTAACAAAATTGGCAAGTCATTTGCAGAAGCAAGTTTTACCAAATACTTTGCCATATTTTTTGCTTGTACTTCACGTGCATTCATTATAGCATCAAATAGGTCATATTGCAAGTCTAATTGTTGTGCCATAAAACGTAGAGCAATGTTATCTCTTGGGTGACAAGCACCGCCATCGCCCATACCTGCTTTCATATATTTTGGACCCATTATACGTTGTGTACTTTTTGATAATGCTTCAGTAACTACATCAACATCAATATTACCTTGACGTTCTGCAACATCTTGAATCATATTAACGAATCCAATTTTAGTACTAATAAATGTGTTGTAAAAAACTTTAATACATTCACATTCGTCCCAAGTACCAACTTCGTATCTTGGTTTGTTTTCCATTATTGTTTTATAAAAATCAATAAGTTCTTTTGCATCGCCTGTCTTAGATCCGTCTTCGGTTCCAATCATAACCATTTCAGGATTTACCATATCCCAAGCAACTGTACCCATTGCAATTAAGTATGGATTATAAACAAATCTTGGATTAGTAATATGCTGTACAAATTCTCTACGTACTGTACCAGGAAGAACTGTGCTAATAAGCACAAGTAATTGACTGTTATTCATATGTCTGTTTGCTTCGCGTACTACATCAATTACAATATCATACGAAAAATCTTTTGGTTCTAAATGTGCTGTCGGTTGCTTACCGTCATAGTCTGGATGATGGGGTGTAGGTACTGCAATAAAAACAATATCTCTATCATGTACTGCTTCTTTAATAGTTTCTTTTACTGAAACTAAATCGCTCTTAACATCAACTATGTCGTAACCGCTGACATTGTGTCCTTTTTCTGCAATAACTTCTGCACAAGGTAAACCTAATTTACCCAAACCAATAAATCCAATATTCACACTATTCTCCGTTAATTAAGTACGCATATAAATACATAGTATTTATTGGAACCCAGAAACATGAATCGCATCATTGGCTTTTTTCAACATAACGATTTTTTATCGTGTCCGCAAAACACTCTAACCTATGAGTTTTTAAAAGAAGAATTTAACAAAAGTGGTATTGTACACAAGGACATTACCATTTATCAAGGATTGATTAAATATCCTAGATGGCCAAAAACTGCACCAATTTTTAGACAAATGCGTTTATCTCATCTACGTCAACTGAAAAAGGATAAGAAAACATTTTTTATCTTTGATGCAAGTACCGAGGGCTTTAGCACAATTTACGATCAACCATTTTTTGATGTACTGTATTTTAATTGTAAAGAACACGGTGTTGATCCCGAAAGAGTAATTTATATTTCTAGTAATATGCTAGATCATGATAATTTAAAAAGATACAATCAAGAACACGGAATTACTAGAAGCATTAAACTAATGTGCTTTAACAATTTTGAATCTATGTTGTTTGGTGTGCAAGGTGCAAATCTTATTGTGGACCAACACGGTGATATTAATGAACAAGCAAACAAAAGATTAAAAGCAAGTAAAAAAGGAACCAAGTCAAAATTTAAGAATAAACTATTCTTAAGTTTAAGTAGAGTTAATAGACCACATAGAACATTGTCTGCTTGGGAGATATTTCACGGTGACTACTTGTTTGACGGCCTTATAAGTCACGGAAACTTTAATTCTAAATATTTTAGTTGGGATGGTTATGTTAGTCAAATTCCAGGCGACCACGGTATTGAACCTAAACACTTAAGACGCTGGAATAAAACTGTATTACCTTTAGTTGCAGACACAGAAGATTTTATTACAAACCATGCTATGTTCCTTAATACACACTTACACGATCAAACGTTATTTCAAATAGTTAACGAAACGTTTGCTGAAAACTGGCAAGGTACTAGTCAGTTTTGGAGTGAAAAAACATTTAGATCAATGTTTCATATGCAACCATTTATTATTTGGGGGCAACAAGGTGCAAACAAAAAGTTGCAAGAGTACGGCTATCAACTTTTTGACTGCTTTGATTATAGTTTTGATGACGAACCAGACGATTATAAACGCTGGAAAAAGATTTATGCAGAACTAGAAAGAGTAGTCCTTCAATTAAGAAATATGACTTGGGAAGAACAAGTCAAATGGAAATATGCAGAAAGTGATAAACTGTTAAATAATTTTAAAACAATGTTAGCAGGTAAACATACAAGAGCACAATTTTTTGATTTGTGTAAATACATGAGAGATACAGCAGATGGCAAAACAATTAATTCATAATAAACCAAAAAGAATCTTTACATTTGGTTGTAGTTTTACTTCATATATTTGGGGTACTTGGGCAAATGTTATCGGAGCAGAATTTCCTGAGGCTGAGTTTAGAAACTTTGGTCGTTCGGGTGCAGGTAATCATTATATTTTTAATTCGCTAATGCAGGCAGATGCTGTATATAATTTTACACACGAAGACCTAGTTATTGTACAATGGACTAATGTTTGTAGAGAGGATAGATATCTTCCTCAACGTGACGGTTGGCTTGTGCCGGGTAACATTTACACACAAGGCGAGTATGACGAAAAGTGGGTGCAAACTTGGTTTAGTGAGTATGGTGCTTACGTTAGAGATTTTGCATTCATCTATGCGGCAAACGAACATCTAAAACATAAAACACAATTTCATTTCTTGCAAATGATGAAAATTGTTGACTACACCGATCAATGGAACTTAAACAGACGCACACAACATCATGATAAAATTAAAAAACTAGCAGACATCTACAGACCAGTTCTTGAAACTATACAGCCTAGTTTTTACGAAGTTCTTTGGAACAACGATATTCAAAAGAAATTTAAACAAGATAGAAAAACTGTAAACAAAGATTTTCAAGACGGTCATCCTCATATAGTTGAATATTACAATTATCTCAAAGCAGTTTTTAAACATAACTGGCGTGACGAAACCGATGCCGCAGTAGCCGAAAGTTTTAAAAAGTGGGTTACAATGATGAACGGTGCAAGTAAAGGTGTTCCAAAGTTTCATATTTACAGTTCAGGACAAAGATTTGTTGATAGTTGTAACTATGAACTTAGATTGCGTCAATCAGATCAATTAGAACCAATCTTGCATTTATAATAATTCAGGAAAAGTTTCAGCAAAACTTCTTTTACGTATTTGATCGTAGTAAGAATTTTTGTTTGCCCATATAGCATTATGGTCTGGATTATATTCTACATTGCTAATATACTTTAACACACTATTAATAGTTTCTTTGTGTTCTCTATTAGTTATTTTATTGTAATATTCTTCTAAACGTTGTTTTGCGTGTTGTAGTTTTTCTGTTGGTACTGCTGAAACACTATAATGTACAGGATCAACAAGATTATATAAAGTACAACTGTTTACGTCAAATCCATTATCTGTCATATATTCTAAAAAGTCTACAAGTGTAACAATATTAAATGCACTTACTACTGCATTAAAACTCATAATTACGTGAGGACATTCTTTTTTAATAAAATTAAGATTCTCAATAATCTTATTCCAGTCAGTTCCTTCTCTAATGTATTCTGCTTTAGAACCATAATGATCTAAACTTGCTCTTACTTGTACTTTTTTAAATTGTTTCCAGTAATCTGTTACAAGTTTACCTTTATAAGTTAGGTTACTTAAATTAGTATTGTATTGTAATATTGCATCTGTTTTATTTTCAGCAATTAAATAATCTAAAATTTCGTAATGCTTATCTGTTACTAACGGTTCGCCACCTGCAAAATAAAAATCTTCAATATCTTTTAAATATGGCTTAAACTGTTCAAACAAACTGTCATTAGAATCTCCTCCTGCAAATGTATATACAGGAACGTTCTTTCCGTTCGCATTATCTTCTATTGCCCAACTTGAACTGTATGTTGCACTACACGTTCTACATTTAAAATTACAAATATTACTCCAGCGTACATCAAAGTAAAGTAATTTCATTACGTCTAAACTGCCGTCTTGATTAGTTAGTTCACGCACACCTAAATGCTTAGAAAACTTTTTATTATTTTCTTTTCTAAAACTCCAAACATCACTTGCTTCATGTGCCCAGCATTGCGAACATTCGTTTGGTTGTTCACCATTTAGTAATGCAAGACGTAACTTTTTGTATGCTTCGCTATTCCAAATTTCTTTAATAGTATTATGTTTAGTATTTCCTAAAGGTTTGTCCCACTTACCAATACAACAAGGTAACACATTGCCATCTGGATTGACATACATATGGCTCCAGGGTAATATACAAAATGTATCTTTACTTGTACTCATTATAAAATTGCTCTAATTCTGGAAATACACTAACAAGATTAGTTCCGCGTCTACGATCGTATTCTGTAAACCAACGTGAGAAATCTCTACGTGCTTGTTCTAGTTTTTCAGGTTCATAATTAGTAGTTGCCATATAGTCTACAACACGTCTAAACTTTTCATATTCTAAACTACTAAACTTTGTGTTGTCATTATCATCTTTAAAACGCTCTATTAAATCTAAATGGTCTTGCATATATGGCATAAACTTTTCTTTAGGTAAAATATTCATGTCAAAGATTGTAGGTTCTTTTAAATGTGGAGTATCAAATCTAATACGTTGCCATTGTGTTGCATTTTCATTATTATATTTTACACGCCAATCTAAAATCTTTGCTAATAGCAAACTAAAACTTGTAACAGCAAATAAATTAAATGTAATCATAAATGTTACAGGAAAGTTTGTATTAGTTAGATAGTAATCTAAGTTCTTTTCCCATAGTTCAATATCTAAACCAGTACGTGTATATTCTGCACGTTCACCCCAAGTATCTATACTTGTATAAAGTTTAAAACTTTTAATACAATTCTTTTCTTTTAGTGTGTTAATGCGTTCTACAAGTTTTTCTACTAGTTTAGTTTTAACACCCATATTGCTGTTTACTTCGATTTGAATATGTGGCTTAGGATCTGCTTCCAACTCGTCGAAAAGTCTCCAAGTACTCTTGTGCATTAAAGGCTCACCTCCCGTAATTCTCAAAATATTAAGAGTCTTGGAGACTTCCGGCCACCAATCCCACCATGCTTTCACATAGGGGTTTGATTCTTCATTATCATATAACTCAAACCAGTCAATGTCTTGCCTATGTGCTGTTGACATTTTATATGGTCCATGTTCTTTAATCTCATTATAGTACCTACTGCTAAACTTAGGATGGCAATAACCGCATTTAAAATTACACTCATTACTAAAGTTAATCTCAATATACTCCGGATTTATGTTAAAATCCGCCCCTTTTTGTTTTATTTCCGTAATTCTTTCGGGTCTATAGATACTCGTAGTTTTGATATGTCTATCACTAACAAAGTCTTTGCCCATTGCTTCGATCTTCCAGCAATAGTTACAACCTTCTGGCTTTTGTCCACATAACATCTGCTTACGTTGTTCTTTTTTCTCTTTAGTGTTATGCAATGCACTTGGATTATCTTTTAATTCTTCTAATGGTATAGGGTGCGGAGCAGGATGATAACAACTATGTGTTTCACCTGTTTGTAAATAGATAGTAGTATGATGCCACTTTGCTAAACAAAAAGTAGGAGATGTTTCCTCTTCTACTATCGGCATTATTTCTTTAATTTTATCTAGTTCGCTCATCTAATAACTCTAGGAGTGTTTTCATAAACTGCTTTAAACATTTTACTTTGTCCAGCATCGAAAGGTTTTGGACTAATCGGCAGTCCTGCTTCTCCTAATTTTGCTCCTAGTTCTTCCATTGATTCATCTAATGCCCAAGCATCCTTATCTTTTTCTTTTTCCCACATCTCATTTAAGATTTTAAAGTCTCTAGTTTGTGAAATGTCCCAATCTGTACAATATGCTAGATGACATCCTTGCCTTGCACCGTACACTGACCAAATTCCGTTAGTAACATCTGCACCAACGTTCATCCAAATTAACAATCTTTGGTAATTTTGCCACCAAATGTCTTTGCTAAGATCAGAAACTCTTGCACCTCTGTTTAAACTCATCTTAACACCTTCACGGAATCCTGCTCTCCATGCTTGATGCGGTGTTGAACTAATAATACTAGTGCTATAGTTTTCGTTTAATTGGTAATAGTTGTCAAAATAACAAAATTCAATATTTGTATCATCATTGCCGTCGGTGTTTTCATGTGTTTTCATATTTTTAACGAATTCTTTAGTCCACATTTTTAAACTGCCGTTGCCGTATTTTAATCCGTTAACATCGATGTGTCCACACCAACTAAATTGATAATCATCATCAACGCCCATTACGTCTAAATCTAAAACTACATTTAAAAATTCCGGATCTACAATAGTATCTCCGTCAACTGTTACAAAGTGTTTTGTTTCTGACAAATCTGCACAGGCTTTATGTGCGGCATCTGAACCGTGTACTCCGTGAACACGTTTTGCCCAAGGAATTTTTTTGCATAAATCAACATAATTCTTTTCGCAGTTAGGTTCATCGTAACTTAAGAATATAATATCTTGCTCTGCAATGTTAATCTTCATTTAATTACCTCGTACATATACTTGTCAAATCTTTTAATTGTATAAATGCCAATTGGTTCGTTATCAAATTCAAATTTACTATCAAATGGCAATACAATGTACTTACCGTCAACTAAATCTTCAAAGTTAAAAGAGATTGTTTTGTACAAAATGTTTGGATCGTTTTTCTTTGTAATTGAAAAAAACATAATTTGTTTAAAACTTACTTTTTGAGCAAGTATGTTTGCTTTTAAATCTCCGCCAATACTAAATTTCCAACACGTATCTTTTACATTTTTAGTAATACGTATATCTGCGTCTTTAATTTGTTCTTCTTTTACTTCGTATATAAGATCATCAACATAGTAACTATCAATATCAAAGTTGTTCCTAGTTCTTAACTGGTATTCTTTTTTAGTTTTGTTATAATGTACATAATAATATGACATTGGTTCTGTACCATTAACAATACTAGATACCTCTTTTTCTTCTACTGGAATATAACTTCCTTCTTTTGGTTGTGAATTAGTAACACTAATCAAGTCACCATTTGTAGGATTAAAGATAGCATATCTTTTATCAATAACAACAGGAGGTCTCATTGTAATCATAGTTTTAACACTCTTTCATACTTTGAAATCTTATCTTTTGATGCAAACGTTTTTTCAGTATAATGAAAAATGCCTGTTTGAGCATGATTTCCTATTTTTAATTTAAGGTCATCTGTTAGATAACTACCAACTCTACTTTGCCAAGTAGCACTTGGATTGTACCAACCTTGTATTCTAGGCTTCATGTGTGTAAAACTTGGTATGGTTGCTTTCTTATTAGTAATCTTTTCTTCACAGTCTAGTATCTTTGCAACAATAGCCGCACTTAAATCTACTGATAGTGATTTCTGATATAGTTCTTTAGCATATTTTCCATAAAATAGTTCCCAGTTATTCATAACTAGTTCTAACCAAGTATAAAATTCTTTTGCAAAATCACTCTTTTTAAAGTAATGAAACCCTGCATATAAGTTTGGCAGTTCGTTAGCAATAAAAGTTTTACGATAATAGTTATCTACTACTTCATCTCCTCTATAAGTAAACACCTTGCTTACAAAATATAGGTCATAATTACTTAAAAAGTTCCACCAACTTTCTAAATCTTGCAATACAACCATGTCTGTGTCCATTACAATAGTTTCATCATACGGACTAGCATGATAAATTTTCCATCTATTCTGTACTTTCCACTCTGCTTCTATTGCACTATCTTCCCAGGGGATTTCTTTTATACAATCAAACAGTGATACATATTTTTCAGGAACTTCGTCATTGGTAATTAGGCAAATTTTAGGATCTTTTTGTGTAGCGTGTAAACTCATTGCTAACAAACAAGCCTGTTTTACATAATCGTCTTCACTGTTTTGTGCAATGAATACAAATCCTTTACTCATTATCAATAATCCTTGTTAAACTAAACTTGTTCATAACGTGTACATTACTACCTTTAATCCTTAAAGGCGTATATTCTCCTAAATGGTCTTTCTTTTCGATTAAGAACAAAAAGTTTTCTTTATCAAGTTCCCATAGAATATCTCTATCAGTAGTAAAATACTTTGTTCCTGGCAGAGGTGTTGCAAAGTCTCCATGTTGATAACCATTCATAATATGAATAGCAATACTAAACACCCAATCGTTGCGAAATGTTCCTTTATTAATTTGAAATATACTGTTATAGTGTTGCCAGTTTTCTTGAATATGCTTTGTTAAGTTAAAATATGTTTCTACTTCTTTGCACTTTTTAAAATAAACTACTGTTGCCCAATAAAAGTCAACACTTGTTTCGCTAATATTTTTAAATTCTGCTACTTCTCTAAAACCTGACAAATCTTTTGCATCTTTGTATATTTGAAAATTGTGGTCTGATGTAAAACACTCTTTAAATAAATCGTTAGCAATAATATAATCGCTATCCAACATTAATGTTTCGTCATATGGTGTTAGATCGTATGCTTGTGTTCTTAGGTCGTTTTTAAATTCTAAGTTTTTAAAGACATTACTTCCGTCATAATATCTTTTGTTACTAATACCTTGTTGAAAAGGCACTTCAATTACTTTATCCCACACTTCTTGGTAATCAGGATACGCCGAATGCAAGTATTCAATACTGTCTGTAACAATACTTGTAGGTATACCTAAATATATTTTAATACGTTTTGCTAAAAAGTGTGCTTGTTTGATGTAATCTATTTGAGCATTGTTTCTAGCAAAAATTAATGCTCCTTTACTCATACTCTACAAGTCCAGATACTTTCCTGTTAGTTCTAATTTTTTCGTATTCTGTGTGATATTCGTTAGTTGCTGTAAAATAAATGTCTAATGCTTCGCTATAAAAGTCATCAATTTTTTCAATACGTACAGGAATATCATTATCGTCAATTAACACAACGTTTTCTTGACCCGACTGTACCAACATATTACAAAAGTTTAGTAGTTCTTTTGTTACACTAAATTGTCCACCATTAAAATAATAGACGTTTGTTTCATAGAACTTTTCTTTTGCTACTCTTTTTTGGTTATTTAGGGTAGTCATATAATTGGCAAAGTCTAATGCTTTTTCTAATCGTTCGTCCATAAGATCTCCTTTAGTGTATTATACACTATTTAGATCTAAAATGCAAGGATTAAGTTAGATTTGAACTTGGTTCGTTAGTATATGTAGGTGATTGGACTTCAACAGCATTACCAGTTGCTCTTAATTGAGTAATTGTGCTGTTAAGTGTACCCAAAACGTTTTCGTCTGTATTTGGGTTACCTGTGTTATCATCGTTAAACGTTACTGTAAATCTAACACTAGTAGTACCATTTAGTTGTGCTTCGATTTTATAGTTGTTTGCGGCATAGTTTCCGCTACCGTTTTTAATAAACACTTGTTGTGGACCTGTTGTAAGATCATGGAAACCAATTGCACTACCAGTACCAGTTCCTGTTGGAAGTGTTGACGTGTAGTTAAATTTAACTGTACCAATGTTTACCAACATTGTCATCCAGTCAATAGTTTTAGCACTAGTTCCTGTATATGTAATATTAGACGCAAGTCTAATTTCGCCACCTGCATTGAAATACTGTCTACGATGATCTGCATCTGCAAATACTACATCAAAAATATGAGATAAAGTACCATTCCAGTTTTGTGTGTACTGTGCTTGTACTCCTGGTTCTGCACTTGCTTGTGAACCAGCAATAACAAATTTGTCATTTTCTGCTGAAGTAGTTAAGTTTTCAAACTGTACAACACCTTTTTTGTTAATAGTATCACTATCAAGAATAATGTCTGATTGATTAATAAAAGCAATTTCTGTAGGCTGTGTACCTGTTTGGTGAATTCTGGCGTTTGCTAAGTCAGTATAAAGTGTTTGCATATCTGTTGCTAACACAATAGCGTTAGTTGCTACCTGAGAACTTGCTAGGTTTTGACCATATCCGTCATCACCGGAGCCTACTCCCATTACTGTTGCTACACGAGATTGCAAGTTGTTATACCTTGCGGCTGTAATAATATCACCGACTGCCATTGTCTATTCCTTATTCCTCGTTAGTACCTTGACTCCAACACCATTCGCCATCTGTGAATACTGCCCAGGCCATTGAATGTTCTTGTGAAGCCGTGAATGGTGCCCATTCTGCTGTGCTACTTGACCCTGTGATTCTTGTGCCGCCGCTGTCAAATGCGTATCTTGCTCTACAGTTTACTCTAATATCGTTTATGTTGCCAGCACCATCTGAACTTGCCACAAAGGTCATCATCTGTCCTTCTTGACCATTAGCCAGTGTAAAGGTTGTTCCTGAGCCGTTGGCAATCAATGTCACCGTGCCAGCAGTTAGAGGTATTTCTTGCGGAGACGCTTCTCCTGTTAGTTTTACAGACCTTTTGCCTCTTTGCGGTCTATTTGGGTTTATGTTTCTTGTGATTGCCATTTTACTTTATACCTTCAATATACATTCTACTAGGCCTTCTTCGTCACCTTCTGGTTCGAAAGTTTCTAAAGCAACGCCCACTATATATTCACCTTTGACCGAATGACCTACACCATCCATATCAACGTAAACTGCTTCGCCTTTGTTAATTAACCCTTTTACTCTTACTGGAACACGACCTTTAAGACCAATTGCTTGACCTTCTGCTTCGCTGTTCATTAAGTATGCTGGTGCATCTGAAACAACTCCTACTGGAATTGATCCTGCTTCTGCTGGTTCTACTTCAGCACCTTCAACATCTTCAATTCCATCACATACAGCAACAATAGTACCTACCGGAAGATCTGTTCCTGTAGTATATTTCTCTGCTAAGTCAGCGTATTTTGCACTTGAAGCAACACCTGTAAATTCGTTTGCAAGTAAGTTACCTGCACCATCTCTAACAGCAACAGTATTAAATGTTGACGCAGTATCTGGATAACGATAGTTAGCACCAACTTTCATTGTTTGTGCGGAAGTTGCTTCACCGTCAAATGTTGTTGCATACATCGTTGCAAATCTAGCAACGTTTGTACCAAAATCGTATGTGTTATTTGCACCTGGCATTACACCTGTATCTTCAACTGTAAATACTGATTGCTCAACACCCTGTGCATTATCAACTCTAACGTGAATTTTACGTCCTACGTCATTTTTAATAACACCTTCGTTGTCATTTTCAATAAAAATCTTAAGATCGTTTGAATCACCAATTGAAATACCTGCATCTGCAAAACTAACAAGTGATGTAAATGATCCTGATCCTGCTAGTGCAAAGTCTGATGCGGTATAACCGCCAAGTTTTAATGAGTTACTTGCTGTACCCCAATAGTAATCAGTAGTACTTGTAACACCGCCTGTTGCGTTTTGTGTGTTTCTTAATGTTAAGCCTTTTTTAACTACGTCAAATCCTGTAATTGCGTTTTGCGGATCTGTTGAGTCAATAGTAAATGTTGCTCCACTAATGATGTAAATTACTTCATCGTTGACAACGGCTTTAATAATCACTCTGTTTGTGTTTGTTGTATCTCTAACTGATGCTGATACCATCTGTGTAACTGTAGTACCTGCACCTTGTGGACCAATTAGCACATAACCTGTTCCGCTGTAAGCATATAATTGCTCGTTTGCTGAATCCCACCAAAGGTCTCCAGTCGCTAAACCTGCTGGGGCTGTAGCACTAACTTCTGCACCACCTGTTGTTCTAAACTTAGAACCATCGTAAAATTTTAATTTACTTGAAGAAGAATCATACCAAACCTGTCCTGAAATGGCTTTGGGAGGTTGGTTTGCTCCGCTAAAGTTTTCTAATAAATGTAAAAAATTCTCGTTTTGAATTTCACCGTATCCAGCGTAGTTTTTACCGACAAGTTTAATGTCCGTAGTCTGGTCTACAGTTCCGTCTTGGACTACTGTTAGTGTAGTGCCGTTGTATCTATCAATAGTATATGCCATTTCTTTTTAACCCCTATGTTACTATTTATCTTTTACCACAATCCACCACTAGATCCAAGATCTGTGTCAAACTGCCATTGTCCTGTGGATACGACAAAGCGTTTTAATCCCCTTGAAACGGATGCATTAACAGCACCAGTTGCTGACGCAAATGATATATCCTGTACAACTGATTCGTTTTGTACGCCATTTGAATCAACTGCAATCCTTGAAATATTCTTAACAGAGTCAACATCAACACCTGTAACCGTAGCACCAGTTAGTGTTGTTGTTGCTACATAAGCATAAGTTCCTGCTTTCTTGTTACCTGCTGGATAAATGTCCTCAATAATTGAAGCAATTTGTGAGTTATTTAAGCCTGTAATATCTAAACTCATTACAACCGGTTCAATGTTAATTTGGTCATCAACATAAAACTTGGTTGCCGCATCTGTATTATCTGTTGGTTCAGCAAGTCCTGTAATTTTTTGATTGTTAGTAATTGTAATAGCACCATTACTTTCTAATTGTAACGGACCTGTGCTATTTGCAATTTTACTACCGTTAATGTTAACATCATCTACATTTAGATATTGTAGTGTACCAATTCTGTTTAGTCCTAGTGCATCTGTAACTGTTGAACCGATTTCTGTTTTGTTAAGAACTTCAACACCGTCTGCGTAATAACCTTTAGTATCACGGACGTTGATGTTTTCACTTGACTCCCACCATTTGCCAAAGTTTTTCCAAATCCATTCTTTATCGCCGGCACTACCTTTTAGAATAATACCACCTGAATCGATACTTGCATCATTTAATACTGTACTATCACTAGTTACTGCAAGTTCAATATTTTTATCTTCAACTCTTAAATTTTGTGTTTCAATGTTAACAGCCGGTGATTGTAATAATAGTTCACCGTCAACTTTCATTGATCCGCCTACGTGTAATGTGTATTGCGGATTTGATTGGAAAATACCAATTGCTGATTCACTAGTATCAATAGTAATAGCGTCAACAAATCCTGTTGTCTTTCTAACCCTAATTTTATAATCATGATTTGAAAGTTGGTTTTCTGAAATAAATGTTGTACCAACAACTTTTTGTTGATTATTCTGTGAAACACCAATTGTAATACCCGAAGAGTTTGCAACAGTTAATGCACCAACTGTAACACCATCGGCGTCTGTAGGTAGGAATGCGTTTGCACCTTTTGCAATACCATTTTGTGTAATAAGTGTTTCTGAAGCAGTTGCTCTACCTCTAAAGTGGAATTCATCTGCTAGTACATTAAATCCTTTTAGTACTCTGTCTAATCCTGTGATTGCGTATGCCGGTGCCGGAACAAATTCGCTTGAACTCCATACACCTACAAGTACTCCTGCCATCCACATTTCTAAAATAACTTTACTGTTATTTTGTGTATCAAGTAGTGTGACAGATTTAAATCCTGTAGTGCCTTGTCCAGCAGTCCAAATTGGACCTGCTAATTCTAAATCACTTCCGTTTTTACTAAAAAATAATTGATTAGTTTCGTTGTTAATCCAAAGGTCACCTGCAACAATATTCGAAGGTTGGCTGTTAGCAACAATTGGACCACCTGATGTTCTAAATTCTTCACCGTTATAAACTTTTAATCTTTGTTCAGATGTATCATACCAGATTTGACCAGTTAGTGGCCTAGTCGGTGCTGTACTTCTAGCAAAATTTTCTAATAGTCTAATTAAGTTTTCGTTAAATGCTTCACCAAAGCCGCTGTAGTTTTTACCAATTAAAGAGATGTCAGTAGTTGTTGTATCTAGTACGCCATCTACTAAATCTACAAGCAAACTTCCATCTGTTTTATTTAATTTATAACTCATTATAGATTCCCTGTATTTTCACCTGCGTATATAATATAGTTCAACGCCATATACGGGTTCATAACATTTAACGCCTGCCCTAATCCTTGGTTAGTTAATATACCACCTGATGATGGATATGCTTGTCCTGCTCCTGTACCAGTTGGAGCATCATAAACAATACCTTGTGGGTCATTTGGAGTTCCTGTAATATCTCTAATTGTGTAGTATTGGTCTCCTGTAGGACCTCTTAAATCGTGTTCGTGTTCTGGTAAGTTCTGTGTAGCAATTTGTTTGCTTTCTGAACCTTCAACGTTACCTAATGTGTCAGCCGCTGAACTTGTTACACGGTTTGCACTTTCTCCGCCCATGTCGTCAAGTCCTAATGCAAATCTACCACGTAGATCTGGTAGTGCAAATCTACCTGCGGAAACAAGTGTTTGATCTTTAAAGTTATACTTGATTACGTTAAACAAGTTCTGGTATTCTGCAATTAAGATTTCTCTACCATCGCACAATAACCAATCATCTGGCATAATTAATCCGCCGAATGGAGTAATCATTCCAATTGGGAGTGTAGGGATCGCTTTAAATAGGTTAGTTCGGCTAATTTTAAATACACCAGTATCGCCTTCTGTGTCTGGAGTAGTTCTATTAAAAATGAATTCGTCTGTTGTTTGTGACTCGCCCTTCTCAGGTTTTGTTGCTAAGAATGTGTTACTAATTGTTGTATCAAAAGTTTTAACGGATTCGTCTTGTCCGTCGAACGTAAATTCTGGAGCACTTACGTCACCAACTAATCTAAATGTTGTTGCTGAAGCAAGTTTATCTGTAGATCCTGATCTACCACTAACAGCACCTGTAACGTTACCTGTTAAGTTACCTACAAAGTTTTGTGCAAAAACATTTAACCATTGTTCATTCTGTGTACCCAAGTTACGTGTTACAGTAATGTTAGGAACAATATTACCTGCTGTTAATAACCCTGCAATATTTGTATCGCTTCCTACAAAAAGTTTTTTAGCAATACCAACACCACCTTTAGTGATAATTGATCCTGTACTAATTGACGATGAATCTGTTACACCTTCAACAAGTATTTTACTATCTGTTTGAATGTTACCTACAACGTCTAAACTTTGGTCTGGTGATAAATTGTTAATACCAACTTTTGCTGTTGAATCAACACGAATAACTGTTGTTGTTTCTCCTTCGTTATTAACACGAACGTCGATGTTTGATCCTGATGTTCTGTGCGAAATAATACCTGCTTGGCCTTCAATACCAATGTTCATCGCACTATCAGCACCAACTGTTAGGCCGCCGTTGGCTTTAATTCTTAATGGAACAGTTGACGGTGTTTCTTGATCGCTTCTTACAAAGTTACTTGCCGGTACAGATTCACCATTAACAATTAATGCTTCTGCTTTTTCTGATGTACCGTAAAACTTACCGACACCTTGTCCTGTAATATCAGCATTACTTAAATTATATCCTGGCTTAATAGATGTAAAGCCTTCAAGTGTTGTCTTTGGAGTAAAGGCATTACTTGCGATAATTGCTACTGTTTTTGCTCTTACTTCAATAATAATAACTGTATATGTTACATTGTCTGTACCAATAATTGAAGATGCTCTAGCACCTGTTGCTAATCCATCTGAGAAAGTTGGTCCTACTAAGATCCAACCTGCACCAGTGTACAAGTATAACTGTTGATTATCTGTGTCAACCCACAAGTCGCCAACAACTGATTGGTTTGCCGCTGGTTGTGTGTTGCCTTTCTTTAAACCTGATGCACTAACCCAGTTAGTACCGTCATAAATTTTTAATTGATCAACACCCGGTGTTGTATCGTACCATAATTGTCCTTCAACAGGATTATCAGGAGCACTATTAAAAGCAAAATTTTCTAATAGATGTAAAAAGTTTTCAGCAATGGCAGTTCCATAAGCAGTTGTATTTCTGCCTGGTAATTGCAAACTAGTCTGTTCGTTGATAGTGTTGTCTTCAACTACAACGCTTCCTTTGTTTGCTAAGTCCGTATATCTAACTGTGTATGCCATTTACTACGCCTCGTTAAAACCTGTTAGTGATTGTACTCTAACAGTATAATCAATTTGAATAAGTCTGTTTAATGATTTTTGTACTGGGTGGAAAATTACGTGTGTTAGCAATCTACCTGTTCCGGAAGAACTATAACTTACTAAGCCTAGTTCATCAAAAACATATAAACTCTCATTACCTGTTGCATTGTCTAGTGCGTCTTGGCCTTCTGGCTCACCGTAGTCTAGCAAACAAGTTGCAATGATATCTGTATAATTTGTTCCACTTACGTGGCGTGTTTCTAATTTGTTTCTTGTAGGATCTGTGTTATTAACATTGTTATTATCAATAACTTTAGCATAAGTTTGGTTGTATAACGAAGCGTTAGTTCCTGTTGAGTTTGGTGACAGATATGTAATAATTCCAGTAGGATCAACAGAAGTACCTCCATTACCAAAAGCCATTTGGTAAATCATGCCTTGTCCTTGGTTTGATAGACTTTCCGCTAATGAAATACTCATGTTTTCATAGTGGATAGCATTTCGCTTATCTACCAGGATTTCTCCAGTATTTGGGTCTGTAATCTTGATGTATCCTTGTAAAAGAATACCTTGTTTTTCGTTAAATTTATCTGTCATTTTTGTTTCCTACATTGTATTTATTTAGGTAACGCCACCTCTTTGTTTCTTAAGAACCTAGCAATGTCATTTTCTTGTCTATGTAGTGGTGTTCCTGGGTCTGTCCAGGCTTTACCAATACGTCTAATTACTACAATCCTAGTATTTATTGCTGGAGTATCTGCTAAGACTAAAGTCGAAGTTACTCCATCTACACTAAATTCTGCTGGTGATATTACATCACCTTCTGGACTATCAAGGTCTACTGTTGGGTCAAACACCGATATAGCGTTCTTACGTAGGCGTTTGCCAGCAACAAACACTTCAAACTCGTTTACAGATTTTGGAATAAAGTCTAATACTACTGTATTTGTTGATCCATCTGCAATATATGTTTGTGATAGTGTTCTATCCTTATAAGGAATAGTTTGGAAGTTACTTTGATCAAGTACTGCTGAGCCTGATGTATGTAACTGTGCAATACCAGTTCCAAGTGTTCCTCTTCTAAGTTGTCTTAAAAGGCCGCCCTCTTTTAGATAGTATTCAATACGTTCACCGTTAATAAACACAATACCTGGAATACTTCTTTCTTTGTTAGGTTCTGGTAAACTGTCATAGTTTGTTACACTAATACTTGTATCATAGTAATTTAAATCTTTAGCAAGTGCATACTGTACATCGTCGCCCAATCTCTTGAAGTGCGTTCTATTAAGCATATCTTTAAATTGACTATATCCAAATTTTGGAACAATAACAGGGTTACTAAAGTGTATTACTTCAATATTATCATTCTGATCAACGTCAATTGCTAGTCTAACTGTTTGCTTGTCTTCCATTACGCTATATTCAACACTTGGTGTTAATAATTCATTGTTAATTGAAATCCAAACATAATTTGTATCAATAGCAGGCTTACGCAATTTAATGATTCCATTTGCTAATTGATGGTATTCTGTATAATCACCTGTGCCAATGGTTACAGCATTTCTAGCAACAACTTGTAATATCTCTCTTTCAACTTTAAGAACATCATGATTGCTAAATTGATATACTGTAATTGTTTCGCCTACTGCTGGTGCAACATCTAGCCTTAGTTCTGTTGGTGTTGATGTCCACTGTGCTGTAACTGGATCAATGTATCCAAAGTCATACTCGCCATCGTCAATAATGAATACATCTAGTTGATCGCCATCTTCGCCTGTATCAACAAATAATTCTACCGAACTGTTAAATCTATTCCAGCGCCAAGTTACGTTTTGTTCTTGTTCAACATCATTAATATAAACTCTAATAGTTTCTGCTGGAATTGAAGCAGTTGAGAACTGATATGGTCTTAACTGATATTCTCTTACTGAACTAATTGTAAATTGTTCGTTATATCCTGCACGTAAAATTCTGTTACCAACTTTAACAATAGTGTTGTGTTGTAAAGGAGTGTCATTAAACGGTGCAAGTCCAAGTGTAAACACTTTTGTTACTCCGTCACCTGTAAATGTGTCTGTTGTAACACTTGAGAAACTCTTAGCCGCACTATCGTAAATTACATACTGAATAATGTCACCAACGTCAGGTGCAATGTTTAATCTTAACAATGCTTGACCTGATGTATCAAATGTATCATCGGTTTCTGCTAAGTCAGCGTTAACATCTTCACCATTCTTAGTAACATAGAAACTTAATCCTTGTTTAAACTGAACACTAGTAACAAATACTGATGTACTTCCGTCACCTTCAAATGTATCACTATCTAAAATATTTTCACCGTTAGTAGACATTGTTATAATGTTAACAGGATCATTGTTATTAAGAGTTACATTTGAAAGCGTGATTGTCTTATCTTGATAATTTACACTCCATTTATCTTCACTTAAAATTGTTCCATTTGCTTTAATAAAGATGTCTTTTTGGCTTGCTGGATAACTGTTAAGTGGGAATGTGTAACTACCTTCAAATTTAAAGTTGTAGTTTTCGATTACTCCACTACCGTCATTAATTCTGTCAAATACTTTGATGTTAACTGAATCTAAAATCTGCCCTGGAACAAGTTCTTCTGGACCATGTGATGTATGCTCGGAAACAAAATCGTCACCGTCAATTATAATCTCTTCAGCATTAATACCTTTTGCTGACGAGTAAGCCATGTCGCCACCTGTTAGTAATGTATCATACGCTTCTGGATCAGGAATAAATGATCCATCGCTTGTAGACTTTCTAATAATAATTACATCGTCTGCTTTTGTAACCAACTTGTCATTGTCAATTAAGAATTCTGTTTGTACTCCGTCACCTATTAATGGTAACATAATTGCTTTTGGATTTGCTTCAACAGTACTACCGTCATAGTCTGGATGATCTAGTCTTACATATCCGCCTTTCAATGCATCTTTATAATAAACATTATATTCTACACCTTCTTCTAATGGTTGTGAAAGTGTTAACGATATTGTGCTACCATCTAATTGGAATACTTCATCTTCGTATGTAGAATCATATGAATCCCATGATGTTGTGTAGAACGGCTCGTTACCCCAACCAGTACCTGTACCGAAGTTAAACGACTTAACTTGGACACCACCGTAATCAACACCTGGCATTAACTGTGCAATATCTTTACCAATTTGACCAGTTACTGGATTATAGAATAAGTTAATTCTATCTTGTGCTTGTAACATATCAATTGATTTGTTGTATGTTACAACAATAACTGAATTATCTGCTGGCGGACTTTCAAACGAAATTCTACCTCTGTATCTAGTATATGACTTATCATTGTATTCAATATTCGATACACTATAGTCGCTCTTAAGAACTTCTAAGCCATTAACTGTAATATTGTATTGTGTTGATAATAAGTTCATTGGAAACTTAAGATCAAAATCTGTTAAACTGTTGTTACCTGCAAAAGTTTCACTCTCATTTAGTGTAGTAACTAAGAATGTTCCAGATACTCTATCAAATTTAGTTCTTAAGTGTACACTTCGTATTTTACTATTACCAATAACACTAGATGCTGTTGCTTGGATCCCCGAGTCAACATTTAAACTACCGTCGATCTCAACCAATGGTGCTGAAATATATCCTTTACCTGGATTTGTAACTTCAATACTTACAACGCCGCCGCCTGTTCCTAGTTTTGCTTCAGCAGTTGCACCTGTGCCACCACCGCCAATAAATCTTACTTGTGGAATTTCAGTGTATGCTTTACCTTTATTTGTAACATTTACTTTTGTTACTTCAAAGCCTACATTGTCAATATAATGTTTATTAGGATAATATGTAGTTGTTAAATCTGTTCCTAAAATTAGATCATTATTAACTTTTAGTGATGTTGGTTCAATACGTCCTGTAATATCACTATATGTCGGCGGTACATCAAAATCAGTAACAGTACTGTTTGAATCATCGGTTTTAGTGTAGTTACTTAGATATTCTCTAATTTTAGTTTTGTAAGGTTTAGTTTCTTTAACAAAGTCTTCATAACTAGGCAAACTATCATTTTGGAATGTAATTTTTTGTTGTAAATCGCCAGCATTATGTTTTGCTTTGATAAACGAAGTTTTAAATGCCCAGTCAACAAATAGTTGCTCACTAAATGCATATCTAACACTTGCTAAGAATAGTTTGTTATATTCTGCTTCAATCGTTCCTACAAATAAATCTTCTTTAACTGCTTCAAAAATAATTCTTAATTCAAGTGTTGGTTGATTGTCATAGAATTGAGTGTCATAACTTAATCCGTCAAAACCAACATTACTTGTTGCAGGATCGTAAAGTGAAGATCTAAACTTAATAGTTCCGTCCTGTCTACCAACTGTAGTATAATTTGTAGTATAATCAACACTTGCTGTATCGGATGTTTTTTCTAGCAGTAACCAACCGCCTGTACCAACGTTATTAATTTTTACAATATCGCCTACAGCAGTATCTAAACTAGTTAATTGATAAGACTCGTCAATATTAAATGTTATAGGTGTAAATTGGTTATAGCCAGTAGCATACCAATCAATATAATCCCACCATTCAGATACATCGTATGATTGTGTTGATGATCTTTCCCACTCTTGGGTAATATTATTATAATCAAAAATTGACCACTTGTTATTAACTGTACTATCCGCTTTAACTAGAACTGCAAATGGTCTAACTGAAAGATTAGTTGAACTAGAATATTCTTTACCGGCACTTCTAACTGCTACTGAAGAAATACTTCCGTTAGCATCTAATTCAATTGTTATTCTTGCACCGTTACCATCTCCAAACTGTTCAAAGTTATATGTTGGTATTGTTTTATATCCAGCACCCGGATCGTTAATAATAACATCAACTAATTTTCCATTTTCAAATACTGGTGTTAGTTTAGCAGGTTTAGATTTAGAAATACCTACAAACTGTAATTCACTGTCAGTGTCAACCTCTACGTCAAACTTACCGCTTTCTAATCTAGGGAATTGATCTTTATCTAATAAACGTGTAAAGTCTAACTCGTCAACAATAAGTTGTGTTGCTAGTACTCTGTTAATTCTTTCAATAACTTGTTTAAGAGCCTCTTTATTGTTTTTAAACATACTCTGTCTTGGTCTGTTTAATACACCGTATTTTTGTTTAAATGACAATTGAGGATCAGGCACCGGTCTGTTCATTTCGTCAGTACCAATTAAACTGTCAACCCATTTGCGTTCAATATCTGCATTAGGTTTGCTTGTTTTAAGTCCTTCTGAAATTAACTGATATTCGTTATGTAAATTAATATCTTGGTTTTCAATCGTCCAATAACGGAAATTAATAGCACGATTAGTACCTTCAACTAAACTCTTACAATTATAAAGTCCAAATTTATTGTTTCCGTAAATTGCAACAAACTTATATGATAGCGCCGCTGGATCTTCAATTAACTGTGCAACGTCATAAGCACTAGTTTTTCTAAATTCTAAATCAGGAATAACTTTTTTATTCTTAACCCAGTAATAATATTTGTTGTAGAATGATTTAGATACATCATCATATAGGCGTTTAGTTACATACGCTTCCATTCCGTATGCTGTCGTACCACTAATGCCTCTGCCTAAGCCTACTTCGGTATCAGCAAGTGTGTCCCATCTTTCAGGTGTAATATCTGTTTCAACCCATTCGTAAACATCAATGCTTGATCCTACAAACAGTTTATTAAAGTTTGCTGAATTATAAATGATATTACCTTGATATGGATCAATCCATTTTGCTTTGCTAATATCCCACCATAGTCGTCCTACTTTTTCTTCTGCCCAGTAATTTTCTGTATCTACAGTTTTACCATTAGTTGCATAAGTGTAAGTTGCCGGATCAAATGGTGTTTTAAATGCTAGTTCTTCTTCTGCAGGACCAGCAATTTTTCCTTGGATAGGATCAATGTAATCTAGTTTGGTTGAAATGCCGCTTCCGTCTTTGGTGTAAATGAACACACCTTTAAATTTGTTTAAGTCAACTTGTAAACTAGGCTGTGTAGCAATAGTCCAAGGAAGTCTGTCGCGGTTACGTTTAAAGTCAATAACTGTTCCAATTAGATTATCGTCAGTTACTGAAAGTTCTGGCATAGAAACGTAAACATGATTTTCATTTGCAAGAATAAACTCGCCAAATCTTTCTACTTCTGGATTCTGATATGCAAATTTTTCTGCATACAATAAGAATTCATCGATACGTTGATATACAAATACTTGTCCACTGTCTTTGTTAATATTTGTAAACTGTGTTAGGTTGTTATCAAATGTTGTGGTAATATCATCAAATGTTGTAGTACTTTGTAAATCACCACCTTGTGCAGATACTAATAAAGTATCTCCAGTAAAGTCAATTGCTTGACCAAATCTTTCTGCAACAGTATTGTTTGGACTATAAATTGTTTGATGTAAGTGATAGTAATTTTCAACGTTTTTGTAAACATACACTTTACCATTGTCGTTGCTTCTATCATCATCTAGTGGTGCACCAACTGCTAGGTATTCACCATCGTCGCTTAGTGTTAAAGCACTTGCAAATTTACTATCTGGTGATGAAATTTGGAATTGTGTATCGCCAGTATCAAATTCTGTTTCTTGATTATCAAAGAAAGTACTAATAACTGCATCAGGTGTTGCAATAGTCTGATAGTATTCATAGTGTCCGTTATTATATCTATAAATTCCAATTGCAGGGAATTGATCTGTATAGTCTGCAACCGTAGCAATTACATCTCCATCTAAACTTACAGTAAACGGATGTGCAAAATTAATAAGTGTGCTTGTGCTATCAAAAGTGTTAAACGACCCGTCACCTGTAACATTTGTTGCTGTGTCGTTTGGAACATAGCCTAAATAATCAATGTGTGTATCTAATAGATCCCAGTTAGCAATTAAGAAATTACCTGCAACTTGGTTTGTAGTACTCTTGTAAAAACTTCCATCATACACAACAATATCATCTGTGTAGTAAGCAACTGTATTATCAAACACACCTTTGTATTTTCTGTCTTGTGCAATATCCCAGTCGTAAGTTATATTGTCTTCTACACCTTTTTTAACAAAGTGAATTCTACCTGGGTTTGACGGAGTTCCGTCACCTGGTGCCGCAACAAATAATCTATACAAATCACCTTTTTTGTTAATTGATATTTGATTTCCTAAGAATGCATTGTCGTGTCTTCCAAGGTTTGAATATCCAAATCTAAGTTTGTATTCGCCGCCACCGGTTTTGGTATAAACAAAGTAAGCACCTTCTTTGGTGTATCCACTATCATTACCATCAGCATCTAGTTTTAAGTTATTAACTTGGGTCCAATCTCTGTTTAACGGATTAGGAATGTTTGCTGGTCTTGGTACGCCTGTTACTGATCTACTCTTATAAAATTGTATTTCAATTTCATTTTTAAATGTTGGAGTAGTTACAGGAAGTAACGTACTATCATTGTTTCTTACAACAATATATTTTCCTAAATAATTTGTAGTTAAATCTGTAGTATCAATACGTCCAGATAATCTATTAAATCCTTGCCCTGTTACAATTGAAAGATATCCAACAGCATTATTGTTATTACCGTAACTAAATGTTCCTGATAAATTCTTAACATAAATTCTTGCACCAAGTAATGCTTCTTGCACAAATGCAACTTCTGCTGTTGCGCCTGTTGATTCTTCAATTACTGTTTCGCCTTCTTGCGGAACATATGGTACTTGAATAGGAGGTGGTGTAAAGTTTGTCCACGTTACATCAATATATCCGTCCCATAGATCATAAACTGTGTGAGGTTGGTCAAGATAATCAAAAGTTAACCCTAACGCAGAGGGATCAAATACTGTTAACGGATCGCCACCTTTAACTCTGTTTACTTTCATAGTAAACGTATCACTAGTGTTTAAAGTATCTGTAATTATTTTAGGTGCTCTAACAAACCAATATGGTGAAGTTTCTGGCAATCCTTGTTTATCATAGTAACTTAAAATACCAATCTTACCGCCTCTGGTCGGATTTTGTAAATCTTGATTAACTTGATATACATCGTCCATGGTATTACCATACAACTCTGGTGATTTACTTTCACTTGCTGTAATATAGTCTGCAATAACAAAGTTAGGAGTAGTAACTTCTTTAGTTGCTGTAATAAACGGTGTTAGATTATTAACTCTCCACCAGCCTGCAAAATGATCACTTGAATTTTCAAACTCAACAGTTTCATATGTACCCATACTCTGACCGTTATAGATAAGTGTACCGGTTGTTTCAAACTGACCGTTCTGGTCGGAGATATAAATTAAACCTTGGTTAACATTGTCAATGATAATATCTTGTACTGTACCAATAGCAGTTTCTGTTGAAATAACATCACCTACTTGTGGGAACCTAATTAAGTTTTCAACAAATAAAAGTGTATCAATCTTACCTGCGATAACTTTATTACCTTCGAACTCTGCAACGCCCGGTCCAGTTGGTCCAAATGGTAAAATGCCGTTTGGATAATTTTGAGAGTATTGATTCCATTGTAAATTAATTGTGTCACCGACTGCCGAACCAATGTACTGAGCAACCGGTGCTCTAATTAACATATGATCAGTTGCGCCATCAAATTTATAATTACCTCTGATAGCATAAATTGTTTCAGGATAACTATTTGTATCAGCATCAAATGATGCTACTTCAATATCATGTGTTGTATAGAATCCACCAAATTGATAAGTTCCTAGTGCGGCTTCAACTCTGTAGTTTGCTTGCCATAGTTGCTCTTGATAAGAAACTATATCTTTAGGTTCGTAAACCGATCCTTGTGAATATGGTTCAACAAATTTTGTTTTAACATTAGAGGCTTCAGGAGCACCAACTACAATAAATTCTGAATCCGAACTAATTGTAACGCTCTTACCAAATTTACCATTACCTGAATATAACCCAACTGGTGGACTAATAGTTTGTATATGATTATACTCAACTGTATCTGTAAAACGTTTAAAGATATGTACACTTTCGTTTTCAGGTGATGAAATTACAAGTGTATTATTACGTTCGTCAACACTGATAACTTTACCAAACTCAACTGATTGATCTGACGATCTAACATTACTTAGAATTTGTTGTTGTTCAAAGGTTGGAGTATTCTTTAATACTGTCCAATCTCCTTTGCTATCTTCATCAATCCAAAGTGTTTCACCTACTTTTAAATTTTGATTTGATAGTAAAAGATTAGCACTATCAAAGTTGGCTGTTCTTGCAGTATTAAATCTAGTTACAAATCCACTAGTTTCTTCAACATCAGATGTTTCGCCATTATCGTAACAAATAATGTCTTGTAACTCTACTGTTTTAACTTTGAAGAATTTTTCTGCGCCTTCAACATTAAGCAATCCGATAATTTCATTATCTTCATAACGTGCTTGGCCTTCTAGTTTAATACGTACTAAGTCACCATCTTTGGTAACACTTTCAACCCTGTCGTCTGTTCTAACGTATTTTAAAACTGTCCAACTTAAACCTTTTTTACCAATCCATAAATAATCGTCAACATTATAATCGTTAACCGACTGTGTTAAAATATCATCATAATTTGCTAAACTAATTTTAACATCATCAGCATTAACGTATCCTGCTGTATCATAAACATATTTTACATTAGTATTTGTTGGAAACGGTTTATGATTATAATCATTTGGTTTTAAGTAAACTTCAAACGGTCTTTGTCTATAAATTAGGTCTGTTTCTGTTCCATCAATAGTATCAACAAGTTCAACAGGCTGTGGACTTAATCTAAACTTAGATTCGTCTAAAGTAAATTCAACTTCTTCAAATGAATCACTTGAGCCGTATTGTCCTAAACGAATTGCCCATTCTTCAAAAAACTCTAAACTATCTTCGTTTGTATTTGATAATGCATCAAATAATTTTGTTAAACTATTTTGTGTTCCTTTATCTTGAATAAATCCTTGATAAAACTTATACTGAGATACATCATCTTGAATGATGTTTTCTAGATACTGTCGTTTTTGATAACCAATTAAGTGTTGTGCAACCCGTTGGGTATCTGAGTCGAAGTTGTCTGTATCTAGATCGTAAAAATCGCCAAACTGTTTTGCTTTATAATCTAAGTTAGCAATAAGTCCAGACTCTGGTCTTTCTTCTAGTTTTTGCCAGTCATCATTATTAAAAACGTTTGTTCCAGGAATTTTATTTTTAGCAACATAATAAAATTCTTTATATTTTACAGTATCGCCGATTGAATAATCTTGCCAAGAAGCCCATTGTGTTGTTCTTGCTTCGTCGTACACAAATCCTGGAATGTTTAAGCCACCTGTCCAGTCATCTGTTCTATACCCTAAAACCTTAATGCGTTCTTGTCTGTATCCTGCTGGCTGGTCATACACAATGTCTTTGAAAACTGTTTCGTTGTCAATAATACAAACGTGTTCTTTTTGCAATAAAGGAATTTTAATTGCAAATATACCATCAGCAGTATTTCTAACTTGTACTGTAAAGTTATTATCTCTATCTCTAAATACTTTTACATATTCTTGTAATAGTTTTTTACCATCAGATTTTAATATTGAATAATCATAGAAATCATCAAACACATTGTCTGCTATAATATATTTCGAACTTAGTTCTAATCTATTTGCTCCAGGCGATAACGTAATAACACTATTTTCTTTCCAACCTTGTGTTGTCCAGAACATAAATTCTCTTGCACTTGTTGACCAGTTTTCAACAAGATTAATGTCTGCATTAAAATTATTAAAATCAAATCCAACTGTTTCTAAATAATTTCCGTATCCTAATAAGAAATCAACAACCTCTTGAACTGTTCTCAAGGTAGTACCATACGCAAGTTCTAACGGCTCGCTATTAATTTCTTTATTAAAGTTACGTCTAAAGTATGCAGAACGTCCGCCTTTAACAGGAAGGTCTACTAACTTTTGAAACTTGCTTTGATCAAATCCGTCTGTACTTTGATGTGATTCTTTAGTTGCATAAAACTCAGATCCAAATCTAACAATAGCACCTTGTGCGTATGTTTTATTTGCTGTCCATTCAACAAATGATTCTGAAATACCGCCTACATTAATTAAAGGATCGTTTGCTAGTACAACCGGAGTATAATATTTAAAGTATGGTGCTGTTTTATCGTATCCACGAATTACAAATCCATTTGTTTTCTTCTCAATAATAACACCACTGTAACTTACAACTTCAACAGGTGAACTTGAATTTAAAAATACATCATAGTTTTCTTCTGGAACAAATACGTTACCTTGGTTGTAAGGTGTTCTACTGTCAAGTACTAATCTAAATTTATTCTTTGAAGTAAATCCACCAATTTTAAATCCTAATTGATTTGATATAGATGTTAAGTTTTCTTTATACTGCGAATAAACATTAACTGTTTTTGAATTCATATAATCAGCAATATAATTTACAAATCCTGCTGTATATGTACGTGTTGTATCTTCTACTGTGTTAGGAAATACAATGTCTTGTAAACGCAATGCTTTTAAAGTATCTTTATAAACAATTAATCCTGCATTGTTACGAATAATTCTACTTCTATCCCAACCTAACCCCATAATCTTACTAGGTTGAGTTACTAACCAAGCAGTTAGTAATGCAAAAGGATATTCTGAACTTCTACGCCAAGCATTTTCTGTTGGTGCCATATCACCAAATGTAAATGGAAACTTAGAATTAGTTGCTGTAAATTCTTTTGAATAGTTACTTGCTAAAGGACTCAAAAGTGCGCCGCTATCGTCTACTGGAATCCAATTAGTTACACCAGGACGAGCATATTGTGATTTATATTCTAATGGCTTGCCAGGTTCTCTAATAATGCCTTCTTCAATGTCTGTCCATAAAATTTTA